GGATCTGCTAGGACGAACACTGTATCGTGCAGAAGCAGGCGATGCAGAATTAACTCTGTATCTTTCGGATACAAACTATGTACGATTCAGTCATCACCAAGACTGTTGCGAACATGTTTACATTGAAGACATCTGCGGAGACCTCGACGATCTAGTTGGATCTCCACTGTTAGAAGCTGAAGAAGTTTCTGACTACGAAGGCGAAGACACTGGAGAAGAATCCTACACATGGACATTTTACAAGTTTGCTACACGCAAGGGATTTGTAACTGTTCGATGGTATGGTTCCAGCAATGGATACTATTCCGAAAGTGTTAGTGTTGATGTAGTTGACACTACAGTAAAGGATTAATGCCAAGATAGCTCATCTGGTAGAGCACCTGTTTGAAGCACAGGGTGTGGCTGGTTCGAGTCCAGCTCTTGGTACCAAAATGCGACTGTGGTGGAATGGTATACACAGCAGACTTAAAATCTGCCGCCTTCGGGATTGAGGGTTCGAGTCTCTCCAGTCGTACCAAATTATTTTTAAAAAGATGTTGACAGAAACAAGCAATGACTATATAATAGTTACACACTAAACAATTAGTGATGTTATTTAAAAATTTAAGTTGACAATTTTGCGCAAGTGGTGGAATGGTATACACGGTGGTCTTAGAAGCCACTGCCGAAAGGATTGAGAGTTCGAGTCTCTCCTTGCGCACCATTAATTGAAGGCATTGACAGGTATCGTCTAGGGACGCTTAGACTCATGAGGAATAGGGCCATCTTGCTCCTCTGACAAAACTGTGGCAATGGCTTAGGAGGGAAAGCATCCCACTCCGAAATCTGCTAAGTCCCGTAGGGCTATAGTGCTTTCAATTAATGGTAATTTGGGTCGTTAGCTCAGTTGGTAGAGCGTCTGCCTTACACGCAGAATGTCGGCAGTTCGAGACTGTCACGACCCACCACATACAGAACCCCTGTAGTTTAACGGTAAAACAGCGGATTTATATCCCGTAGCAACAGATAATTGGTCAATGTGGGTTCGACTCCCGCCGGGGGTACCAATGAAGATTTCGAGAGTGGGCAGGATGGTAATGCAGCGGTTTGCTAAACCGTAGATCAAGTAAAACGGGTCACAGGGTTCGACTCCCTGACTCTCGGCCAAATTAACTAAAAGGTAAATTATGAAACCAGGTAAGACATTTAAATTAAGTAAGACTACAAAGCGTATGGTTGCCCTAATGAAAGGCGCAACAGCAGATCAGCGTAATCAATTCAAGAACATGATGATCCAGGCAGAATTGGCAGCGGCCGTTCAGCCTAAGAGAGAAAAGCGTCCAACGGGCGCCGGCGGCGATAAGTAAGACACACGGGGGATTAGCTCAGCTGGGAGAGCGGTAGCTTTGCAAGCTATAGGTCAACGGTTCGATCCCGTTATCCTCCACCAAAGTAGTATGCCGGTTTAGCTCAGTGGTAGAGCAACCGCCTTGTAAGCGGTAGGTCGTCAGTTCAATCCCGACAACCGGCACCAACTATTTTTACAGATCTAAGGTATAAAATCTATACTTTGAAATAAGTATCCCGATGGATGAAGAACAAATGATTTTTTTTCTATATAACCTATAGGAAAATCATACGGTAAGTTTTCAGCAGACAATCTATATTTAGAAATCCATTGCTGAAATTGATCACTTTGATAAACTGTTTTTCTTGAATTGTCAAATTCAACTACAAACCCACCATGTGATCCCAATCTTCCTGTGCAGTCATCAGCAGTAGGATCGTCATCGTCTACAAAAGATTGAAGCACACATTTACCCAAAATTGATCTATCTAGTAATACCAGATGTTCAAACTGCGATTTTTTTTCAAGATACTCATAATTATGTTTGAGCTCGTCTTCTGTGAATTGTAACCAACTCAAGGTTATTTTATTGTTTGGCACAAATTTAAATGTGCTAACCTGTTCAACAAAATTTTGACAAGGAATGATTTGTTCTAAACGATGTACAGAATTGTTTATTTCATCAATTAAATCCCACCATTCTTCAAAATTGATATGCTTGGGTAGTTGAAATTTTTCATCGTATATATTCTGAATGTTTGAATCTGTCCTACCCCAAGTTGCATTGTAGGTAAAAAATCTATGTAAAGAATTTAAAGTTTGTTGACTGCGATCGAAAGACGCAGGCACTTCGATGTTGGGATAATATCCCAGGTCATTTAAGATTGAAAAAGTCTTTAGTATCTTATTCCATTGTGAGTCTGCGTTGACATATGTGTTGTTAAGGGCAGGCATTGACTCTATTCCCATGGTATACTCACAATTGGAAAAACGCCTAAACCATTTTTTTACAGCGTTGTTGTCGAATAATGCTACTAAGATATATTGATTTTCAGAAAAGTTAATTTTCAATTTCATTGATTATTTACTATAATTCAACTACATAGCATATGCCTTTAATATTAGAAAAAGTTGATAAACCAAGAGTATTTTTATGGGGTGGCTGCGATCTGTATGAGTGTGCTACCATAGATATCATTAGACAGAATTTTAGTATTGACATATTGAATGTTGGCCCTCATTTAAACAAACATTTGGACTTTGATCAGGCACCAAAAACAGCATCTCTAGTTACCAGTTTAATTTCGTTGTATCAGCCAGCAGGCATTATAGCCGAAAGAGTTTACGATACTTTATCAACATCTAAGGATAAACTTAAACCACATCACTATGCTGCACACAAAGAGATCTGTAAGTTTCCTTATTTGGAGTTCTTTAGAAAAAATGCTACCAATCAAGATATCTTGTTGTTAAGCTTCAGCACAGAATTTTATACCAAGATTAGTCAAGGTAAGGAACGGTTTACTATTTTACCGCAGTTAACACCTCTAGCGGATCCCAGTGATCCCTTACACTGGTTATTCTCGGAATACATATCTAACGCCAAGTATCAAACGGCATTTGACGAGCCATACTCTTTACATGAAACTTTTGAGCTTTTAAAAGAATTTGCCAAAGATATAAAAAGCATTTTTGGAACTAGGGTTATCATAGTCAAGACTCATTTGACCAGTCTGGGATACGAAAGCAACATTGGTAGGGTCAGCAAGTTGACAACATCCTTGGACACCTATTTGCCATTTTATAAAACTTCTAGAATAAAATTGCATGACGGCGATCATAGCTATGCAGAAAGACAGGCAGATCTAATTGTCAAGGGATTTATGAGATATTTTGGAGAACAGGTACCTGTAATTGCTTTACAAGAACCTTTTTTTATTGATCTAAATCATCCACATGGTCTAGCACCTTTTCATTTGCATCAGCAGTCTAGTTACAAGATAGGAATGCTAATAAATAATGCGTTACACGCAATGTGTGCCAAGGAGAAATCAAATGGATGAAAAGATTTTAGAATTAATATCGCTGGTCCGTCAAGGATTAGAAACGCTAGAAGAAGGCGGCGATGCCCGTGAGGTAGTGATAAAACTTACAGAATGGATGATTTGGTACGATTCTCAAAAATAAATTTAAATGACTGATGGTATCCCAAGTAAAATTGTAGCACTTGGTAATATAAGCGTATCCGAAGTTGATGGTACAATCTATATTGCCAACACCAATCTAGTTGGGCCGGGCATACCCGGCACACTAGCTGTCTATGCTAACAATCAGGGAGCACTAGAATCGGCAGGAAACGAGCTATGTTGGGATGCGTTGTCTAGTACCTTAAGCTCTAAGTTTATCTCTACAAATAATATCAGTTTAATCACTAACAACAAAAATCAAAGTTCATTTGAGATTTGGACTGAAGAATGGCAACCAGGTCTAGAAAGACTAATAATCTCAACAAAGTCGTCTGAGGATCAAGAGTATGCTGTTACATTAGATCATCAACATAGATTAAAGTTACGGGGAAGATTAAATCTAAAACCCACACTTAAACCCATTAAGGCAATCGGATCTGTTGGGGATCAAAAAGGTGACATGGCAATAGACGAGTACTACATCTATTACTGCCGCAGAGATTACAATGGAAAATATAATATCTGGTCTAGATGGGCAGTCACTGACCTTGACTGGTAAATTTTATGTACTATAAAAAACACACAGGAATACCATCGTTACCAAACGATATAAAACAACAACTAATTCAAATAGCAGAACAAAATCAAAAAAACAATGTACCTATGTCTGCATGGTATTCCGGTTATCAAACTGTAGATACAAACAGTATATCATTTGTAGAATTTGATAAACGTTTTCAAGAATCAAACGGACACGAAACTGGAGGAGTAGGATTTTATCCTATTCCACAAGAACTTATTGATAGTATCTGTAATTTTTATAAAACAATTAATCATCCCGACATTACTTTTAATTATTATTACCTACAGATAGTTACGGGTGGAAACTTTGTAGCACCTCATATTGATGACCCCAAGGCTAGAATTGACGGAATGTTATATCTACTAAAGGCAGGCGGCACAGATGTAAGAACCACATGGTATGAAGTAAAACCGGATTACCAACATCTTGCACTAGAAAACTACAGCGCAATTCCGTACTCAAAATTAGATCAAATCGAAGACCATTGTTTAGAAGAAGACATGTGGCATTGGTTAAATTTCAATAAAATACACGGTGTAACAAATCAAGAATCGTTAAGGATTGCTCTTTGGGGGACATATAGTTGAACCATGCCTTAATATTTTCGTCAAGAAGTTATCCCTGGGAACGAAATAGCGGTGCTCATAGGATAGCCACATACCTACGAAAACACGACATGGATGTTGAAGTAATTGACTTTGCCCCGTTCTGGGAATTAGAACTTCTCAAAGAATTTACAAGAAAGAATGTTACATCTAAAACATTGTTTTTTGGATTTAGTATTTTCTTTTCTTTTTGGAATCAAAACATGCGAGATTTTACCGCATGGTTAAAGTTAACATATCCACACATTAAAACAGTTGCGGGCGGACAGAATGTGCTACAGGCCGATCTCAATGACATTGATATCTGGGTTGACAGCTACGGCGAAGAAGCTATACTTGCTGTGGCAAAAAAATTAGCAGGTAGTGCAACTAGCGGTATTATATTTTCTCCTGAGCATTTTGGGGAAAGAAAAGTGATTAAAGCTCTACAGTCATATCCGTCCTATAATATAGGAGACTATTCTGTTATAATGGAGGATAGAGATTTCCTAGAACCTTGGGAATGGCTAACTGTAGAGTTTTCGAGAGGCTGTAAGTTCTCTTGTTCGTTTTGCAATTTTCCTGTTCTGGGTGTGAAAGAAGACACCTCTAGATCTGCAGAAAGTTTTGAATACGAAATGCGTTACAATTACGACAAGTTTGGTATTGATAGGTATTATGTTGCAGACGAAACTTTTAATGATCGAGTTGAAAAAATTTCCAAATTTGCTAATGTCGTAGAACGTTTGAATTTTAATCCGTTCTTTAGCGGATTTATTAGGGCAGACTTGTTATCTCAATCGAACATGATAGAAGAACTTGCTAGAATGAATTTTGGTGGTCAATATTACGGCATTGAAACTTTTAATCATCAAAGCGGCAAAATGATTGGTAAGGGGCTCGATCCGGAAAAAGTTAAAAGTTTAATTCTTAAATCTAAAGATTATTTTAAGAACCGAGGTTTGGTTTATAAAGGAACAGTAAGTCTTATTGTGGGATTGCCATTTGATACACATGCAGATTGGGATAGCAATATGCGCTGGTTAAAAGAAAATTGGATTTCTGAAGGCCTAGTTGTATTTCCCTTAGTTGTTGAAGATTTATCAGTTAACGACGAACATAATCATACCAACGCTAGTAAGTTTAGTAAAAACCTACAAAAGTACGGGCTGCGTTCTATGGGGGTAGCGGAAATTGAACGGCATTTTAGCGACCAAGAGTTTTTCAATTGGCGATCAGGAGGATGGTCAAAGGCCGAGACTATCTGGGAACATGATACTATGAATTTCTTTCAAGCTAAGGATATAACTACTAGCGTTCACGAATCAATGGTTCAAGATTTTACTATTGATTCGTGGTGTTTAGCTTGGCCTGAAATGAGCTCGAGAAAAAAAATTGCGGATCTATCGAAGATACTTAATTTAACAAAAAAAGAAAGTTATCCCTATCCAGGAATATTTGACAGCTTTATAAAATCGTATAGTTTAAAAAAACTAAAATAAGTTTTTACATAATGATAAATTTTAAATCTGTTTTAGCATTTGGCGACAGCAATGTAGCGGGATTAGAATTGGCTAGAGGCGTTGAAGAAATGACTGAGGAATACAGAACAGGAAAAGCCACAGTTGACGAGTTAGACCTTCCTGGAAAATTATTGGCATTCCCTCAGATAGTAGCAGATCATTTTGATGTGCCTTGTTATAACTATGCCATGAGTGGGGGTAGTAATAATCGAAGCCTACGATTGCTAACTCAGGCAGTGATAGATCATCCGGATAGTCTGGCATTATTTGGATACACAAGTACAGATAGAAACGAGATATATTACCCCAAAGGTGGATTTGGCTGTGATATGGATAATTTTTTACAGATAGGAGTGCAATGGGGTGATCGTTTTGATATGCCAGCAAATAAACATTATCTGCAAATACTGTATCCCTATAACAATCTTAAATCAATGATGTTTTGTGTAGATAGCATATGTAGATTATATACAAAAAAATATTTACATATACCACTGTTCGATGAAGAGATACCCAAAATGAACAATATTATTAATTTTGGCGGTGCTACAAATTATCATTCGTGGGCCCATCACAATAATTTTACAACCACTAAAAATTATCATCACGGAATAGACGCACATACTGAATTGGCAAAATTAATTATCAAAGAGATAACATTTAATGTTAATAACAGTTGACATAGCAGGCTCTTTCTGCTATAATAAGTTTGTTAGGTTAGAAATAACTTAACCGGTGATATGAAAGGTAGATGAGAAAAGACACAAAGGCGTGAGCTTCATGCTTACTCCAAAAATTACAACCATCTGAACAATGGCCGTGTTTATGTGATCCGATCCCTAATAAAATGTCATTTGTTAATCGGAGATATATGGACCTCTGTGTATTGAATTTTGCACATTGTCGAAGGAAGATTACAACTCTTCTGTTTGCATATTGTCCGGTCTTTTACTTGACCTTTCATTGACCCGTCATTTTTAATTTAGGAAAAATATGAACAAGCAACTTTCATCAGAAGACGCAGTGGCCGCATACGGCGATAGATTTGAAATGGTACTGGCTGCTAGCCAACGAGCCCGCGAACTGCGAAAAGGTCACATGCCCATGGTTGAAGGTAAGAACGGGTTTATTGTAACCGCGTTGAATGAGATAGAACAGGGTAAGTATACCCGATTAGATTTTTTGAAAACAGTTAAAACAAAGAAAAAAGGACACAGAGATGAATTTGACATTGCGTAAAGCCAATGCCGTGCAAGCCGGCATCAACGATGCTATCAAGAGCATCAAAATCGAAGCAACACTAGAACTCAATGAGTTCCAGGATGTGCAGACAGCGTTGGTCAAGGCTAACGAAACACTGTTTGCCAATGACAGTCGGCGTCAGCGTCTGTTGTTGGCTCTGTATAACATCCGTGGTTTGGTCGGTACAGCCAATGCCCAAAGTGGTGTTGACATGAAGTTGGCCACTGCTGCCTTCATTGACAAGCGTATCGGTCAATTGGAAGAGTTGTCTAAGCTGACGGCGGTAACAGACATTGCTGTGATCAACGGCAAGTTAGAGAAGATTCGCAACGATAAGGGCGAAGGCGCTCGTCGTTCGATCTACGGCTACGGCGACACAGTTTCAACAACTGTAGTCAGCCAAGAGCAGATCGATCAGGTCAAAGCTGAGATTAAAAATCTCAAGAAGCAAAAGCAAAAGCTCAACGACGAAATCCTTGAGCTGAATATCAAAACTGAGATTCCACTCAGTGAAGATGTTGTCAAAACTTTGCAAGAAGAAGGTTTAGTCTAACAGACCCCGGTTTGATTGTTTCCGTCAGTAAACAATCCGTCCCTGAAACGATAGAACAGGGGGTACACTAGGACCTGACCTCACAGTCCCTCTTTAAGGGATACTGGAAACTGCCTAGGGTTTGGTCTAACGCCTTTCCCAAAAGAACAAATGTTATGGACAGAGTAACAGCTCAGTCTAGGGCCTATGTGGTGTAGGTAGCTAGGCACTAATTATCGCGGGATAGTGAAGCGGTAAAACACGAGTCTCATAAGCTCGAGTCCCAGGTTCGATTCCTGGTCCCGCAACCAATTCGGAGTGTGGCGCAGTCTGGTAGCGCACCTGGTTTGGGACCAGGGGGTCCAAGGTTCGAATCCTTGTACTCCGACCAATTACAAAAAGGCGACAATGACAAAAGCAGAAGAGCAAGCGGCAACAGAAGCAGCAATGGCTGAGTTTCTCGCTAAAGGCGGTGAAATTCAAAGACTCAAACCCAATCAAAGTGGCCGAGTCGACGGTGCAAGTTATAGTCAATGGTCTAAGAAAAAACCATCAACTAGTCCGCTGGCAAATCCGCCTGAAGAAGAATAACTCGTTGTAGTTCAATGGATAGAACGATTCTCTCCTAAAGAATAAATCCAGGTTCGATTCCTGGTAACGAGACCAAAAAGTAAATATATGTATGCGGGGTTAGTTTAATGGTAAAACAGCAGATTTCCAATCTTCGGTCGAGAGTTCGATTCTCTCACTCCGCTCCATTATAAAATGATATCAGTTAAACAATTCGATTTTAGTAGTGTAATTACCCCAGAAGATAATCACAAGGCCATAGGCATTATCAAGAGCATTATTGCTGGTGGGAATTATTTTACAAATAGTCCCAAATATCAGACTAAAGAAAACATATTTTCTCGTCCGGAAGAAGTATGGTTAAAATATCGAATGAGCTTTATGTTCAGTGTATTCATGTATCTAGGCCGTGAAGTAAAAGTATCAAATATGATGGCCTGGAGTTTCATGACTAACCTAGAAGGTGCCGAAGATCGTGAGAAACTATGGCACAATCATTGGCATCCACAAAATCCCAATGCCAAAATGTTGAGTGGTATTTTGTATCTACATATTCCTAAAGATGTAGAAAATAGAGAAACTTGCGGAACAGAGATCGCACCTATGGGTCCTGAGAACGATGGAAAGTTTTTTATTGGTCCTAACGAATACACATGGAACATTTATCCTAGCGATACCTGGCATCGTCCGGGTATTGTTCAAAGCATGGATTACAGATTTATTCTTGCTGCGGACATCGAATATATCTTGTAATCTCCTTGTAATAGACTTTTTGCAAAAAAAAGATAAGTACGCATATAAAAGAGAGAATAAAATGTTGTCCTTCATAACAAATCTAACCGATCCGCTACTAGATTATGTAAAGGATGATCCCGTTCGTCCGGAATTATCTAAAGAATTTAGAGTGGGCAAAAACAAGTTTGTAAGTGCTCTAGTAGATGACATTCCCCGAGCAATGGTGTGTGTTAGTCTACAGGACTTTATTCCAGAAGATGTTAGCGATCTAGTTCAAGATGCTGAAGTGCCAACTGCGGCAATATTCTACACAATTTGGAGTTACGCCCCGGGGGCTGGTGTAGAGTTGTTGAGAGCAACTGTAGCAGAAATACAAAAACAATTTCCTAGTGTGCAGCGTTTTGTTACCCTTAGCCCAAAGACTGAAATGGCCAAACGGTTTCATACTAAAAACGGTGCTGGAGTTTTTAGAGAAAATCTAAATACAGTAAACTACGAATACGATGTAAAACAATAACTCTCCCTGACAGGCGGAGTATAATGTGATAAGTAGTCTGTCAAAAATAACACGGCCCTGCCCTCTAAGACATAGTACTTACGGCAGGGTTTTTCTTTATCCGGCGTTCGTATAGTGGAAAATACAGTACTCTTCTAAAGTACGAACAGAGGTTCGATTCCTTTACGCCGGACCACGCTCTTGTAGTAAAATGGTATTACACAGTCTTGGTAAGACTGAATTCCAAGTTCAATTCTTGGCTAGAGCACCACTTGACAAATTGAAAGAAAGACAGTATAATAGTCGTATGTACAAAGTAATAAGCAAAAAAGGACTCACTCTAAACACATTGCCTAGTTTGGATGAGGCAATGGCATTTGCCAAAACAGTAGGCATGTTTGTAACCATTAATGGTGGTGAGTTTGAAGTGTGTGGACATTTTGGTGTAGACAGCATCAAGGATGGTGTTTGTCCGGATGGTATTAAATACGATTGGAATAAGGCGAGCCGAATTGGCCGCGTAAAAAAGAAAGATAAAACCTAGATGGCCAAAGAAGATATTATTGAATTAACAGGCGTTGTAGAAGAAGTTCTGCCGGGCAGCATGTACAAGGTAAAAATTGAAAACATGCCCAACCTAATGCTGTGTTATACCAGCGGCAAACTCAAGCAACACAAGATTCGTATCATTCTAGGCGATCGAGTTAAGGTAGAAGTTAGCCCTTATGATTTATCAAAGGGCCGAGTTAGTTACAGATTATAACACACAAGGAGCTAGAATGGCAGGCAAGGCAAAATCAGTTTATTTGACCATAAACCCAAAAGGCACATTTAAAACTGTGTTCAGTAAAATGTTCTTTGATGCTAAAGCATACAATGAATATGTTAAATCAGATGAATTCAAAGCTAAATGGCCTGCTGACAAGTTTGACATTGTGAAAGAAACCTATTGAAGGAGACGATATGCCGTGGATTGAAAATGTAGCAGCCGCTGATATCCCAACAGGGTTTCATCACGATGCTGGACCAAACAGTATGCTGATCAGCATTGTTGATCCTGCTAGCTGGAGACCCGAAGCCAAGCACCAGTTTAAAGAGCGTCACAATTTTGAGTTCTTGGATATTGAAGCCAACGACGAATGCCTAGACGAAGCCATGCGATGCAGTCAAGAGCAAGCCAACGAACTTGTGGCTCTTTTACAACATGCTTTGGAAAATCGCATGAATGTGGTTGTTCACTGCTACGCTGGCGTTTGCCGTTCGGGTGCAGTTTGTGAACTTGGAGTCATGATGGGCTTTAATGATGTAGGCCGCTGGCGTAGTCCAAATCTGTTAGTCAAGCATCGCATGATGAAGGCCTTGGGTTGGACATACGATGAAAACGAAAAGCCCAACATCGACGATTGGCGTACATTTAGGAATGACCTATGAGCATTTCGAGAGCAGAACAAAGTGTCATCAAGTACAATCTAGAACAGTATCGTCTGGATCAGATTCGTTTGGAAAAACAACGAACTGCGGATTATGCCAAAAAGGTTGAAGAACGCAGATTAGATCAAGTTATAGCAGATCGAGTATCTCGGAATCTTCGATTAGACTTGGACAAAGGTCGCCATATTGATTTAGAGTGCTAAGGTTGACATTTTGAACATTTGATGTTATAATACATTAACTGTTCAAAGGAAGCTCATGGAATATCTTGTTGAAGCCCGTAGTGAAAAAACTCGCAAATTTATTGAATGTCTTATGCCCTCAATAATTAAGCAACTAGGATTGACACGTAGTCGTAAGGCAGTGGTAATTCGAGTTGCTCGAGGCGAGTGTGACGGAATGGGTATGACAGTTCCTGTGGATATCCTAGACAGCTATGTGGTGGTAATCAGTCCAATGAAGTTGAAAGAAATTGGGCTAACTTTATCGCATGAAATGGTTCATGTTGCACAAATGGCCAAAGGCAAACTAAAAACTGCAGAAAACGGAAGTGCCGTTTGGTGTGGTAAACAGTATAGCAAACGAACAAAGTATTTGAACATGCCCTGGGAAGTTGATGCATTTTCAAAGCAAGAAATAATTTTTCGAAGAGCAATAGAATGAAAGGAGGGCAAGATGCCTAGTGTATTTTTAGTATCAGACACGCATTTCGGACATACCGGTGTCTGCCGCTTTACCCGTAATGATGGCGTTACAAAACTTCGTCCATGGGACTCAGCAGAGGAAATGGACGAAGCAATGGTCAAAGCGTGGAACGAACGAGTCAAGCCCACGGACAAGGTCTATCACCTTGGCGATGTGGTTATAAACCGCAAGGCGCTGAAAACTCTGTCTCGTTTGAATGGAGACAAGGTGCTTATCCGTGGCAACCACGATATTTTTCCAGACGCAGAATATCGTGAGTACTTCCGTGAGTTGCGGGCGTATCATGTAATGGATGGTATGATCTTAAGTCATATTCCATTGCATAGTGACAGCTTGGGCCGTTTTGGTGTTAACATTCACGGACACACTCACGCAAATCGTGTTATGAAGCCTCGTGGTGTTGATGCCCGTACAGGAGAAATATTGTACGGTGATGAGTTCGATGTTCGTTACCATTGCGTTTGCGTAGAACAAACACCAGACTTTGCACCCATATTGTTTGAAGATGTTATCAAAAGGATCGAAACAGAAGGTGGATCATCTGGATTTAGGAACGGCAACGGACCTACCATGTAGTAATCTACGCAGTTTAATAGGCTCTTCGGAGCCTATTTTTTTGACTAAAATTTCTAACTTTAGGGAAAAGAAACAAAGGTATAAATATAACATAGGATACGAACATTCCAGGAGTTAAGCATGCCTTTACAGATTAGAAGAGGACCCACAGCTGATAGGCTGGCCAACACACCATTAGCGGGCGAACTCGTTTACGATACAACCACAGGAAGCGTTTACGTGGGAAATGGAACCACAGCCGGTGGACTACCTGTGACCAATTTCAGTGTAGACGACTCTAGATCTATTACAGCTACTATGTTCTTGGGTATTGGTCAAAATGACAATACCGTACATAGCGGCATTACATTTGCATATATTGGTAATAGATTACAGGCAACTGTACAACAAGATTTATCAAATTATATTGGTCAAATTAGAGCCAGTGATGGCTTCAAAGGAAATTTAGTATCAGATGATTCCGGAGTAATTGTTAATTCTGATACTCATACCATTTATGGTAATTTTGTAGCACAAGGCGATATTATACCAGACACAAACATTGCCTATGATATAGGAAGTGCTGCCTACAGATTTAAAGATATCTATCTAAGCGGCAATTCGATATACCTAGGTAATGCCGTAATTACTTCAACCGGAACAGCTATAGATTTTCCTACAGGATCAACTATTGGTGGACAAGCATTAGGTATTAATGAAGGCGATGCCTACAATATTGTGGTAACTGGAAATGTGATCGGTGCAGATAGCACAGTATTAGTTAACACAGCAACCGGACAGTTTAACGGTGATCTTTACGGATCAGTATTTGGTTTCGACAGTTCTATTTTAGTTGATGCAAGAGACGGCGTACTTCGCGGAACATTGATTGGTAGTGTGCAAGGTAATCTAACTGGAGATGTGACTGGCAATGCAGGTTCTGCAACTGTAGCATCTACAATAGCACTGACTGCAACAGACACATCTGCTGCTGCTCATTATGTTACATTTGTTGACACAGCCACAGGCAATGAACAAGTTAGAACTGACACAGGATTAACCTATTTTCCTAGCACAAACACTCTTTCAGCAAGCATATTCACTGGTAATGTTACAGGCAATGTTACAGGTAGTGTAACTGGAAACATTTTTACTTCATTAATCGACAGTGCAGATAGCAGTGCAATTACTGTTACACCGGCTATAATTTTTAACAGCGATGTAACTTTTGAAAATGAACTGTTTGTAGGCGGCGATGTATTTCCTAGCATTAGCGAATCGTACAATCTAGGTTCGTACACTAGAAAATTTAATAAACTATATTTGACAGAAGGCGCAAATGCCCTATGGATTGGTAATGCTACTATTAGCGGCAACGGAACAGTTATTAATTTACCGGCAGGCTCCACAGTAGGTGGCAGTGCTATTGGCACATCGGCTGGCGCTAATGCTATCACAGTCACAACCAATGTGACTGGTACAGATGCTACTCACTTCATTACATTCTTTGAGGATCAAACGGGCGACAATGCGATCTATACTGATAGCGGATTAACTTATAATCCGTTTTCTAACACTCTGTCAGCAACCAACGCAGTAATAGGAACAGTTACCGGTAATTTGACTGGAACAGTTACCGGTAATTTAATAGGTAGTGTTAGTGGTAGTGTTGTTGGTGATGTTAAAGGATCAATCTTTGCTGACAATTCTACACTACTGGTAGATGCTACCAGTGGTCAAATTCCAGCTGCTGTGGTAAAAGGCACATTTGAAGGAGATGTTGTAGGAAATGTAACTGGCAATTTAGTTGGCGATACAACTGGATTCCATGTTGGTAATGTAAGTGGTACTGTTGTTGGTGATGTTAAAGGATCAATCTTTGCTGACAATTCTACACTACTGGTAGATGCTACCAGTGGTCAAATTCCAGCTGCTGTGGTAAAAGGCACATTTGAAGGAGATGTTGTAGGATCAGTATTTGGTGATAACTCAACCAAATTGATAGATGCTGTTGAAGGCAAAGTAGTAGGCAATGTTGAAAACATTTCAACAAACTCTGAACAGTACACTGGTAAAACTATGGTGCTTTCTGGAACTACTACCGGTGGAACCAAAGCAGGCCTGCGTATCGACACTGACGGAAATTTAAATGATGCTTACGACCTATTAACTATAAATGGTGCCAGTACAGGAGCAGACGGTCAGGCTGTGCAATTTGTTAGATCAAGAGGAACCTTAACTGCGCCAGCGGCACTGCAATCAGGAGATTCAGGAACCAGTCTAATATGGTACGGACGCGACAGCACTGCATCATCGGTTCCTATGGCAGCCATGCAGGTCACAGTTAGTGGTGCTCCATCAGCTGGACTGGTACCTACTGAAATGTCATTTAGCGTATTTGATGCTTCATTTGTTCCACAAACTGCACTGTCGTTTGGTCCTGATTTAATCCTCAAAGTCAATTCCAGTACTTCGACTACAGCAGGAGGCGCTTCGGGGCAAGTAAATCTAGGTGGCGGTGTTGTCGGATATCTGAAAGTTAAAATTGGAGCCACAACCTACGCCATGCCTTATTACGGAATAAATCCTTAAAATTTAGATTTTTTCTCAGCTTCCGAGATTATTTGTTTATAATCTTGGTTGGGATGATTTTTAAGGTGTCCGTAAAAGATATCGATTATTGTTCTTGGAGCAACTTGATCAAACAATCTAGGGCAAACTCCATGAATAATACTGGCAATTCCTGCCCATATTAATCTGATACCTGCAACTATGGCCCATCTTAGATGTTGAAAATAGGTAACGCGACTCTTGTTTAAATGATTGTCAAACATTATAGGTCCTGAAATATTCTCTCAAAAGCTCATTGTCTATTTTTATTCCGTAATAAAAATTGCTTTTGTCTAAACGATCTACTTTGGTAATCTTGATTCTTTCAAACTTATCTTCTATTTCTTGTTTGATTTGATTTATTTTTTCTAAAGCAAGATCTTGCCAACAAGCAAGGTATAGGCAATGATTTACTGTATCTACTACAATATATGTGTTAGTGTTCGTGCTGTTGTAGTCGTTGATGAATTTGAGATTCAAAGTTTCGCCATTGATTCTAAACATGTCTGAACGACCTCGATGAATAAAAATTTCTCCCTGCTTTTCAAAATAGTCATTGGTTACGATTTTCTTGTTATAAACTGGCACAGTAACAGTTATTTTGCCTTCTTTAGATAATTCAATATTATAGAAATCGTCAGGTTTAGTGAAATTTTTAGGATCAATATCCCAAACACTTTGGTCGGATCTATTTATAAACAACGGTCCTAGGGTTTCATTAGATCCAAAAATACTAGTTATGCTTTTAAAAATTCCATCTCTTACTGCAAGTTTAGCACTTGGCAGAATATACGATAAGGTAATCAAATCCAATTTAGGCCATCGAATATTTTTTTCTCTACTTATTTCTATGAACTTGTCAATGAGAAATGGATAAGGAAATGATAGATAACCTAGATCATCTTTGTAATTTTCTAAATGTCGAATCAGTCCATCTATTGATTCAACGTTACCGCTATCGTAAAATAAGTGTCTAGTGACACGATTGCTAGCAAGCAATGGTAACAGTGTTACAGATGCACTAGCACCGTGATTTAGATTACTGACATGTAATGCTATGCCAGAATAGTTTTTACTGTTTCTTTGAGAAATTTCAAAAATAAATTCATGCGAGTGTTCGATCACTTTAGGTGCATCGGTTGTTCCGCTGCTAGTTACTCTAAATAATATATCAGAAGGATCTGGCTGCAGGGTTGATAACTTTTCATATAGTGTTGAATTAATTTGAAAATTAAAACAATCCTTTGTGCTGTAGGTCCTGTTTGACATTTTCTTAAAAAATACAAATTTAGCATAACCTCTATTAGATTCTAATGCTGCATCAGTAAAGTCGTGCAAGAAAATATCGATGGGAGCAAGTGCTTTAGTTTTTGGATCAGTATAGTCAATATTTTCAAATTTATCAGTTCGATTATAATCTACCACAACAATTCTAAGACTCAACTCAGCAGCGGCAATGATGATTGCAAAATAGTTTATGTCAACCACCTGCAGGCCTATAAGGATAGACTCTTTTGACACTGCATTATACTGATATTTTAAAATGTATTTCCAATAATTTATTTTTTCTATTAGAGACTGTTTGTTATAAGTTTTCTTAGAGTCGTCTTGTATATCAGTAAAGATGAAATTATCACTAATAAAATTTCGTGTGATAGTCTTAGACATAACTTGCTTCCATTTTACAGTAACTCCTAACCAACAGCTGGGCAAATTCTTGTTTTTTAGAACCGTAGCCATTGCTGTGGCCAATAACATGTATTCTACTTTGATCACTAAAATTAATTACACTGTGATATTTTCTTATATTAACCACAAATGCACGACCTTGTTGAAAAGGCACTATTCCGTATCCTTCTAATACCATGTAACAGTCATTAGGGTGTATCACAGCTAGATTTACAGGGACTCCAAAGTCTAACATATCCATACCAACCTCTCCCGGAAGTTTTCCGGGCATGTCGCTGTGAGGAGTAATTGCTGACTTAGGTTCTAATTCCATAAAACGAATGCGTCTATAATTATCTGACGGAAATTTGTCCTGCCAGAATTTTTTAATCTCTACAGTCTTGTGAGATAGTTCAGTCCAGCCATAGGGAACTGTACTTTCGTCTGTGTAGCCGTAGTTTGTCCAAGCACCTGTTTTATCTGTATCGATACCATGTATACAACAACTGTTCCATCCTGTGTTGTTGTCTTCACGATGGGCTACAAAATAAGGTCGAGCTGGCTCAACTTCTTTTTGCCATGAAGTTAAATCAAAGTCAATATCTAATTCTATCCAACCAAAGTCAGCAGTATTTAAAATCCATTGTGCTTTTTGGATGTCAGTAGTTAGATTACTTGGAATTGGTTGTACAGTCCATGCAAAGTCTTTGTTTTTTTCATAGAATTTCACAGCTGATTCGTTCATATCTTTACTTATCATGCATAATAACTTATAAATATTGATATGAAAATACTCGAATCCAACTCATACTTAGATCTTGCTAAACTACCTTCATTAATTGAATTAGTTGAAAATTTTTGTAACCAACCCATTTCAACACATCTAGTTGATATAGGTCTTAAAGATGAAGGCATAGCGTCAAATTATTCTGCTGTAGTGATATATGACATCACAGGCGAATCTGTTATTAGCGATGATTTAGAGCAATTAGTACAGCCGATTACTGCGTATAGTAGAAACATAGAAGGTGTAGATAGAATTTTTGTTAATTTTTTAAATCCAAATTCATCTATACCAGTCCATCAAGGAGATCCAATTCCGTCTGGAACGGTTCCTAGCTATAATGTAATTGTGCCTGTGACCACACACGGTTTACATGTTATTGATAACACAACATCGGTTTCTGTAAAAGGGTCGCCTATTATTTTTGACCATGAAGTGTATCGAAGCACAATTAACAATTCCAATCAAACTCATATATGGATTACCATGATAGTAGATTCATCACGATTCATTAACTAATAAGCCGTTGGTAGATGATGGATCGACCAATGATACTTCCTCCCGAGTCTTATGTTGACAACCATAAGATTCCAAAACTTGTTGAGTATGTAGAAGAATTGATGAAACATGATGTTTCAGATTTTTGGGTTGATATTGGAGAGAAAAATGTTGGCACATCTATAAACTGGAAAAGTATTATAGTGAATCCATATGATATAGATGCATATTACACATTCAATCAAGGGTTAGAAGACATTGCAAAACACATCATGGATCATGCCAAAATTATGAAGGGTGTAGAACGATTTGCAATTAATGTTTTATTTAAAGCCTCACTCATACCAATACACGTAGATGATGACACACGCCCCGAATATGATAATACTGGTCGGTGTTATAACATTCTAATTCCATTATACGATCACGGCTACTCAATAGTTGACTATAAATTAATTAAAAATAAAGCAAGGGTTCCTTTGGTATTTGATGGCCAATTGCCGCATGGCGGCATGAACGATACACTAGAAACCCGTATAACAATATTCCTCAATGTTAATAAGGAGGCGTTTAATGTCGCCCCCGAATGACAAAAGACAAATGATGTTCGGAGAATCTATGGCTATTAAAGATTCTGAAACATTAACTGTAATAGATAGAACTAAGTTAGATCTAACTCTTGATTTATCGGAAGAATTTTGTCAAGAATATTTAAACTGGATTTCTAAAACTACCTTGAATAATGTACAAGGGTTGGAACATTTTCCGTTTGCATGTTACAGTAACGGTACCACAGAATCATTTGATAAATTTTATATTAAAAATTGTACACGCAGGTTCCGCTGCTTTCGAGGCGAGTATGTATACCATAGACTAGTCTGGAGGAATAGTTGGCCTAACTGGTTGTGGTTAGATGACGAGTGTCTAGACCCTAATGATGCTGTAGTAATCAGTTTACCATTTAGCGATACTGGCGGCAAGCATCAATTACACGAAACATTATTAGAGCAATGCACCGAAAAGGGAATCCCTGTACTTGTTGATTGTGCTTATTTTGGAATATGTTCTGATATTGACTTTAATTTTAATCATCCCTGCATTACTGACATTACATTTAGTTTAAGTAAGATATTTCCTGTAGCACATGCAAGGATAGGTATGCGGTTAACACGACTAGACGACGACGACAGTTTGTTTGTTGCAAATAAAATAGGATACACCAATAGATTAGGGCCGCAACTAGGTCTAGAACTATTATCTAAATTTGGACCGGATTTTGTGTATAACAAATATAAACATCGACAACTAGATTTATGTTTACAGTACAATGTTGTTCCTAGTAATACAATATTATTTGGCATCGGTGGAGATGAATGGAAAGAGTACAATAGGGGAACTAGCACCAATCGATTGAGTTTTAATAAGCTGTTATGAAAGGTAAAATAATTAATTTTGAAATATTGCATGTCGACGAGCAAGAACGATATAGACACATTGTTAAACAATTAGAATGTGCCAAAGAACAAGGATATAATATTGCTTACGGGCTACTGTTAATGGACGGATTTTTGTATAGAGATCCAGAAACATTTCCAGTAGACATAGAAGTCAAACTAATTGCAGGTATGTGTGAACATCCTAATCATTTGTATTTTAACTATTATCATAGTATCGTTTATCATAGTTTTAAAAATATACAACTACCTTCCTGGAATAGTAATAGCGAATCATTTTTATTTCTTGGGGGTGTTCCTAGCAGGATAAATCGTATTAAGTTATTAGGTAAGTTTTACGATAAGAAAATGTTAGACAATTCAATATGGACTTTTTTCCCTCCATGGGTCGATAGTGATAAAGAATGGTGCCGTAATGCTATGTCACATTACACAGATAAACAATATTCAAAATTTTTAGAAGATTGTGATCGCCGCGTTGATGACATCTACGAAAAATCAAAAAACTATTCTAAAACATCAAGGCAAGAATGGGATACACAAGATACATACAACCAGCCATGGATTAACAATTTAGCATGGATTGATCCTTGTGTATTTGTAGACACTGCGCTTAGTGTTATAAGCGAAGGTAATGCTTATGATCCAGCAACTAATTATAAATTCTTAACCGAGAAGACTTGGCGAGCTATTGCAATGAAACATCCCTTTGTGTTTGCTGGCTATCCTGAACAATTTAACTACATCAAAAGTTTTGGTTTGCGAACATTTGAAGAATACATGTTGATCAAAGATTATGCATTTATACAAAATGAAGAAGATCGTTTAGACGCGGTGGTAGCTAATACCGAATACTTTATGGAAAATTATAAACAGCATAAAGAAGACATACAAAAAGATGTCGAGCATAATTATAGTGTGTTTATTTCTCTTGCAGAAGATAACCAAAAATTTATCAGTAACTTAAACATAACCGACAGTGAAAAATCTTATTGGTTTGAGCAAACAGGATTTTCACATTTATTAAAGATACAACAATGAAAATATCAAGCCACAACCACTGGGATCCGTTAGAAGAAATTATTGTAGGAAGAGCAGACAATGCTCGTGTACCTACAGTAGATGCCAGTACTATGAGCATGTGCTATACTAACTACGATATTGAAAAAATTAAACCATTAGCTGGACAATATCCTCAATGGTTAATAGATGAAGCAAACGAGGATATGGAGGCATTGGTCGCTGCACTAGAGCAATGCCATGTTAAAGTACATCGTCCTAAAATACAAGATACCGCTAAACAATTTAGTACGCCCGAATGGTCAACAACCGGTTGGTATACTTGGTGTCCGCGAGACTTGTTACTACCTTTAGACAATCTAATGATCGAGACCCCGAGTCCGTGTCGCGCCAGATATTTTGAAACTCGTGCCTATCACGATATTATGCTAGATGCAGTCAAAGATGGAGTAGAGTGGATTGCAGCTCCTAAGCCAATCCTTACAGATGCCAGCTATAATTTTACAGATTTAAGTCAGCCAAGTTTAACTAACCTTGAGCCTGTGTTTGATGCTCCTAATTGTATTAGGTTAGGCAAAGATATCCTATTCCAAATTAGTAACACAGGCAATCATTTAGGATTACAATGGTTACGCAATACTCTAGAGCGTCGTGGATATCGTGTGCATGCCGCAGAACACATTTACAGTTTTGCACACATGGACAGCACCATCATTCCATTACGACCGGGACTGGTATTGCTTAACAGTACTCGAGTCAATCCAGACAACTGTCCCAAGTTATTTGAATCGTGGGACAAGATTTACTTCCAAGATGTTACTGCTATTATTCCGCCAGCTAGTGGACCTGGCAGCGTTAGTCCGTGTAGTCCGTATATTGGTATGAATATACTAAGTGTCAATCCTAATACAGTATGTGTAGGCAACACACAAACATCACTAGTACGAGAATTAGAAAAACGCAAGTTTACAGTTATTCCGTTGCCGATGCGACACGCGGCAACATTAAGCGGGGGCTTCCATTGTGCTACGTTGGACTTGCGGCGTACGGGCTCATTAGAGGATTACTTCCGATGAAAGGCACTATTGGAAAAATTTATCCGTTTTGGAAAAAAGATTTAGCTGCTTTTAAATTTCAGTATGAAACACCTATAGCACCACATGCCGTCCCACATAGTAATTACGAAGGTACGATGCTCAAACAAACATTCAACGAGGAAGTACCTGAGTTCATGCGCTACTATGACACACTAAACGTTCAACACGGAAGTGTGTGCTGGTTATGTCTTGAACCAAAAGAAGTAATCCCAGTTCATCGAGATCACTTCTATATGCTTAAAACTAAAAAAAATGTACCCGAAGAAAATTGCATTAGATATCTTATTATGTTGGAAGATTGGAAACTAGGACACATAGTACAGCTAGACGATTTAGTACTAACCAATTGGAAAGCCGGCGATGTGTGGTTCTTTGATCACAAAGTTGAACACTGGGCTTCTAACGCCAGTGCTGAAAATTTTTATACTTGCCAAGTAAGCACACTAAAATGAATGTGATAGAATTTAATCCCAAATGGCGTACCAATATTGCATTTTGTTTTGTAGATAACACACGAAGCTATTCTAGCGGTATTTGTGAACTAATTAAAAATCAAGCAGACGGAGTATTAGCCAATGTCTATAATAAAGGCTATCCAGTTTATCAATGGATCGATGAAGATGTATTACTCAAACATGTAGCAAATCTAGGATACACTCATGCTGTGGTATTAAGCACAGGCACAGAGTTTACAAATGGATCTAAATTCTTTGAAGCAATAGAAACTCTGATACAAGTAGATTTTTTAGTTGCTGGGCACATTTTAGATAGAAAAGATGCATATTACGAGTTACACCATCAATGCTATGTTATAAATTTATTTCATTATAATATGATAGGACAGCCAGCTATTGGAAAACAAGAACTCGGGTCTCAACACGTACAAGTTGCACCATACCGAACTACTAATAATTATCATGATGACTATACTCCTAGAGCAATCGTTGCTGGAACAATATTAACAGATTATCAACACAGGTGCCACGGCTGGAATATATTAAGTAAGGCATTTGATAACAATCTTCCAGTGGTAGTTTTTGATGACAGTGTAAGAAATAATAAAATTCACTTCTATCCAGAAAGTCCTAAAGATTTTTACAAACAGTTAGGATGGGCGTATCATAGGTTAAACTATTGTCGCAATACATTTGTACATACTGATAATACAGAAACTGTAGACTTGCCTATTAAAAAATATAAACAGATTGTGACACCTGCTAGCGGTATGTGGTTCACTAATTATTTAGAATCGGACGCCACCGTTATTATGTACGATTATAACCAAGCATCGTTAGACTATTGGCAAGCTCGCTATCCTAAATTCAAGTTTGTGTTATGTGATTTGCTCGGCAAAGATAGTTTAATAGATCACATCGATATCAGCATACCAGACACGCTGATAAACTTATCAAATATTTTTAATTACGAAGGTACTGTATTTTTTTACAGTTTAGAATATAGAAAGTACAAACAGCAAGTATTAGTAGATGCTATTCAATCTGCCATGCCGGATGCTAGTGTTTATTTTAGTTTGCGAGCCGAATTGTTTGATACTGTTCCCACATGGCATCTTTAATTAATAATTGACCGTTAGAATGATTATCAATTGCTTCAATAATCATGTCAGCAACAAGCCTATTGTTAAGCGAACTGCCTAAATGATTTGCTGCCATGTCATCGTTTTTTGTATTTCTCCCAATGGCACTAAAACACTTTAGGCTAGGTCTTATTTCTATGCCAGTTTGCCATCTATATGCATAATTTATATTATTAGGACACCAGGATTCTTCTTGTTCCCAGTTGATGGTGGAACCAAAACTCCACAAATGTATAATTTTAGTTTTATGTTGTAATGCTGTTAGCACTTCCCTATCATAATAATAAAATGCAGATACTGCTTCTTTCTGGCTTTTCTCCCAGTTATGCAAATACATAAAATATTCTTTGGCGGCATGCAATTCTTTATAGTTTAAGAGATGTGTATAATGAATATCTTTCCAGTTGCGTTTCATCGTAGTCCATATACCAATATTTCTTATAGTAGGATGATAGATCCTACTTGGATCAGTCCAACAAAATATACACACATCCGGTAAGTTAGTTGCATACGGTGGAAATTGTTTTAGCATAACATCCCAATAACTACTGCCTCCAACTCCTAAATTTACAATTTCTGCTGAGTAGTGTTTTTCAATTTGTCTTATGAAAGTTTCATATTTGTAGTACCAGCTGTGCGGGTTACTTGCTTCCATGCAAAAACTGTCACCAAAAAAACCTATTTTCATATGTACTCCGTAACCAATAGCATTATGCGTGATGTGTGACCAATATTGGCCGCACCGTGTATATCAGTTGCAGTTTCAAACTGAAATACATCACCTGCCTTGTATCCAGTGATCATTTCATCTTTATAGATAAACACATGACCAGCCGTGTAATCTTGTAATGGCATCCAGTACCTCTTACAAGGTTTGTCGTAGGCGTGTGGATCTGTATGCATTGGCATATACTGTCCTGGTAACATTTTAGTAAACCACCAATGTATGTTGCCTATGGTCCATGTTGGAGTGATTTGTAGGTTTAAATCTTGTTCTTCGTATACCCACCAGTTAACAGCGTTCAAATCATAGCCCGCCATTCTGTATCTACTATATTCAGCAGACTCCGCAGCAGTAGCAGGAGGCCAGTCTCTTGGACGAGCTTGCCCGTTTATTGTTAGTATCTTGTGTTCCCATAAAGGATCAATCCAATGAGTGTAGTTACCTAAGTATTTCATTAATAATTATTCAAATGATTGATACCTAATTTAGCACGGAACTCATCTGTAAATTTACAGTCGATTCTCAATCCGTATTCTTGTTCAAGGCTGCTTTCACCACCATGCCAATCTTGATCATTCCAGAATGCAGCGTGTGAGTTTACATAATGCTTGTCTTGAGTATCTGGATCCCAAATATAAAATCCGCGCTTGGTACGATACCTTATGTGTATAAACTCATTAGTATGTGGAGTATAAAAGTCATTCTCAGATACTCCATTATTAGCATCTAAATCTCGATGTTCAAATGCCTTGCCATTATGATCGCATAAGAAAAATATTACACGACCAATTTGACTAATAATATTAGTATCTGTTAGATTTTCTACCCATTTAACAACTCCTGGAAAATATCCTTGTATTATTGTACGTTTTCTAGCGGCGTTACGAGTATTCCAGTCTCCTTCTTCCCATAGAAAATAATATATGTAAGGATCATTTGCGCCCATGGCAGATTTAAGAAATCGAGTGAATAAGTTGCGTTGTCTATAATCTTTAAAGCTATTTGGAAATATTTCTGAGCCGGCAATTTTAATAGGATGATCCTCTGGAAGAACCTGGTATTCTTCGAATGCTTTATAGATGGGTTTCCAATCCCATATATAGCTTCCGCGAGTTTGATCAAACCCTGGGGCCATCCATGTGCCTTCTTTGGCATAGTCTCTAGCCAGAGCAAATCCTTTACAGATTTCCGGATGCAAATCTATAAATCCCTTTATATCTAAAAATGGATCTAAATCTATATAGGGCTTTCCGCCAATACCTTTTATCATGCACATACTTATCTAATAAGTACTAGCATGGAAGACATCTTTGAATATTATTATAATAATGTGCCAGGCAAAGGACTGTGCCGAAACAACCTTATATACACTAGTTTAGTTAATCAAGACAAAACAGTATTTTGCCAACATTATATTAACGACACTGATTATCACAAAGGACAAAATCAAGTGGTTGATTCAAAATTAATGGATGAAAAATGGTTACGAGAAATTAATTTTATCACACAGATGCGAAATGTCTATCCAAATCTAGTTCCAGAAATAACAATGATAGATTTGGCCGGTCGTAAAATGTTTTTTAAAATACAAGGTGTAGATTTTTGGCAACAAACTCTAGACAACAACTGTACCTATGACGATATACTGCCCAACTGGCGTGAACAGATGTTAGATATTTTTCGTGCTCACAAAACGTTAGGGATTTACAAATATAGCCTGCATCCTAGTAGTTATTTTATAGTCAACGGTAAACTAAAAAGCATCAATTATTTTTTCTGTTACAAGGATGCAGATGCCGCAATAAGTTTACGGAGTGTAATGAGTCATATCAGCCAAGACCGACAAGCAGATTTATTTCCTAAAATGAAATCGATGGGCATCGATGTAGATACCCCTACTCCGCATCATGTAATACAACAACTAGCATTTGAAAGTTTCAAAACAAACTTTCCTGCTGATTTTATGGAAGAAGCAAAACATATCTATGACTAAACCGTATATTAAAATGTTTGATATTTACTATGGTACTAAATGTAACCTAGCCTGCAGGCACTGCGACACTCGAAGTGACATCATTAGAACCACCGAAACTGATCCAGACATTGATACTATTCTCGAAGGTGTTACCCTAGCAAAAGAAAAGTTTGATATTGATCTTTACAGTTTTATCGGTGGGGAACCTTTGTACTATCTAGATAAAATTAAAATTATCCTAGCTCATATAAGAAAAATAGATCCGACAGCAAAAATACAGGTTTCTACAAATGGCACTTTGCTGTCTAAAAAAATAGATGAAGTAGTGGACATGATGACCACATACGAAACCAGTTTATTTGTATGTGATCACTTTGCGGCCTTTGACCCTAAGATGACAACTAAGATCACTGAAAGTGTGGATCAATTAGTTAGTCGGCTACAGTTGGACAAAGGCGACGCAAATATATTTTTAAGTAAATTGTTAAGACTAGACAACCCTAGAAACGATCCCTATCTTGACGCTTGGATTGTCAGGCAAGGTGAGTATTTTCTTGGCGAACAACCGGTTGACAATTATTATCATAATGATAAGATTTTTGTACATTTTAGACCTCAGACTGATTTTAAAATGCATCATTATATGCAGGACGGAAAACCTAAACCCTTCATGACTAACGACCCTGCATTATCGTACAAGGACGGTTGTAGTAGTCCAATGTGTAGTTTTATGATAGACAAAAAATTGTACAAGTGTTCGGCATTAGGAACGCTAGAGAGATTTCTAGAATTTCACGAAAGCCTAGATGACCCAGATTGGCAAAAGTATCTAAACTACAAATACCTAGATCTAGAAACATGTACTGATGAAGAAGTAATGCAATTCCATGCTACCAAATACTGTTCTATATCAGAGTGCGATATGTGCGGCACAAGTCATTTTAACAGAAATAAAGAAGATGTAATACATGTACACCGTCGTTAAATGGTCAGAGTCCTTGGACTTAGATGATTTCTACAAAGAGGCTGCTAGTCGAGGCTTTGTTAATAATGCTAGTCAAAAGGCAATGATTGATTGCTTTGACAATGAACTTGAAAAACAAGTGTGGATACTGTATCAAGACTCTAAGGCCGTTGGTAGCGTGGCTGCACATTCTTTTACACCGATGGGACCAAATGCTTATCGTGTACTGGCTCGTACTTGTACATTTGGTACCGCAAGGAAGAATAGTGGTCTCATCACTCCTAAGAAATTAATTGCTGAACATCAAAACTTGACAGATCAGTTTTTACTTCCTACATGTATCGAATGGGCAAAAGGTGAACTGTATGCTACCAGCAATGAAAGCACAGTAGCAAGTCAACGCCTGGTGCATAGACATTACTTTCCTACATTGGCTAAACTAGGTATTGTAGAGCGTGTATGCGAACTGAATTATCGTAGTACGGATCAAACAGTTTGGCGTATACATCCGGAAAAATTTCTTGCTAATCTAGAACGCTATCCTAGATGGCTTTAATTGGAATATTTCTAAACTTCTTTTTAAAGTTTGGATCGAGAGTAAATTTTATATTAGGAAGTTGAGTATCTTTTTGTTTGTCAAAGGCACATAACTTACAAACTTCAATTGACTGTTTTAACTCATGTTCTATAAATTGATACACACGATCGTACCCGTCTAACGGATCACAAGCCTTATACTTTTCTAAAATTTCCTGTGCTTCAGGTACATATTTTACTTGATGTTTTGCCTCAGGATAATTTGTTACAGCCGGACAATGATACATGATGCCATGTTGAATATTGTACTCGCTATGCCATACACACAGTTTAAAACTTTCTTCTTGATCTCCACCCATATGAAAATACACAGTACCATTTTCAACATGATGATGATATGGTTGAAAGAAGTGTATAAAATGTTCGTATCTTAAGATACGATTGTTGCCAACATAGTATGATGTTGATCTGTTTTGTTTGTTAGGAATGTATTCTTCATCGACTACTCGTAACTCATTGATCCAAGGCTCAAGAACTTCTAGTATATTTTTCTTTAATTTTTGGTATTCATCCTCTGATTCGTAGTGACATGATACTCGTAGGTGTGCGTTGCCGTCTTTCATAATAAGATGTGCCAAATCTTTACGCTTAATTAATTTAGAACCGTTGGTTGGTATTTCTATATGTGCATATGGCCATAGGCGTCTCATATTTAAAAACCATTCATCTAAGTTAGGATGAAGGAACATCTCGCCGCCAGCAAAGGCAATGTTGTCTGTGTCTAAATATTCGGCCCATTTTTCCCAGCGTTCGGCACTATCCTTCCAGGCAAAATTACCAGTAAAGTCGTAACAGGCTAGTCCGCCACAATGACTGCAGGTAAGATTACATATATTATTGACCACTACTGATAGGTAAGTGTCAAGTTTAATTTTTTGATTCATACTGTATTCTAGATGAGTCTAATGTTGGGAAAGCCTGTTTAAGTTGATTATAAACAAATGGAGTCAATTTCCACCTAAATTCCATTTGTCTGATCTTAGGATTAGTCATCCAAAAATCAACGGCGTTGATAATTTCTTCATATTGTATATTATAATCACTTATAAAATCAGTTGGCTTGTTGGGGTCTGGATCTTGTCCTTCTATAAAACTTAGATCTAGATGTAGCACATCAATACCATTGGGGTCTATACTGATAAGCCTACAAGCTTCTGCTAGCTCTTGTTTATCGTGTACATAATCGGTATGTATAAGCTCTGGGTAATGTCTACTTACGCTACCCATAACAATCATCTTACCTACTTTATTCTTTAATGCGTGAACTAGCCGAGTCTGTTGTCGGTCACGGTAAGCATTGTTGATAAACAAGTCAGCACCTATTGCGGCTTCTACCACACGATCAAAGTCTGCGTCGATGTCATAGCCATTACTGCGACTCAACCCAACAACTTCCCATTCGGCAGACTTAAAACTGTTATATAAGGCTTTGCCTATACCCCAGGTATGGCCAGTGATTACCATTTTCATCTGTTAGGTGCTCCGGTAGCTCTAAAGGATATAACATTGACTAACGGATTTTCTAGCCAGTACTCTATGGCATTGATAACAATTTGCGAATCATTATAAGCAGTACTGGATAATTTTAATAATAGTATGTTGGGATTATTAAGATCCAACACTCTTTGTTCTAATTGTGATTTATGATCTGTGTACTCTGGCATTTCTGGATCAGGAAAGTCTGTGACTATACTGCCCATAACAACCATCTTGCCAACACTTGCATACAGCTGGTTAAGTAAATCTGTTTGTATACCATAGGTATTATTGATGAACAAGTCGCACCCCACAGCACCACTTACAATATCCGATCCTCTGTTAAAAGCTATTACCCAACATCCTTTGTTAACAAAGTGATCGTGTAATGCTTTACCAAGTCCACGAGTAGTTCCTGTAATGCCAACTTTAAGCATAGGTAACTTTAAACTCCGGTGTGATTAATTTTTCAAACTCTTCTAGTAGTTCGCGTTCTAGTTTAAATGACAATGTAGATGTCGTGTGTGCGAAATTTGCCAATTTGTATGCCCAGTTAGCACGATTTAAAAACGGACTGAACACTTTATCAAACTTGTATCTAAAGTCGTGTTGTTCATATGCGGCTTCCATGCTAATACTAACTAGGTCAACAGGTTGACGACTACAGCGTAATGGTTCACGAACTACTAATTGTAGGCGTGGAATTGATCCATAGTTAGTGGCCGCATGTATACGGCTGGCATCCATATAAGACCAGTGGTTATCTCTGACACACTCGTACATGATCTTTTCATCTAAGTCAATCAAGTATGCCTGCTCGCCTGTTAGGTTTAAATGCCAACGATTGTCTATGTCGGCATGTGCCATATAGCTTTCTCCAGGCTCCATTTTTATAATGCGAGCCTGTCCAATAGACATAGGCAATGTATCTAAAACATGTTGCCAAATTGTGTCTTTGTATAAATCTTTAATTTTCCAACTATCGTAAAAGAAATCACCGTTAGACTCATTAAGTACAACACTTTCTGTAATGGGAAATTCTGTTAATGCTTGTTCAATTAGTCCTTTTGGGCATTGCCAGATTTGTTTAGTGATCATTTTTTTATACATGGAAATATTTATGTGCTACTATAACTCACTTAAATATATCATGGACCTATATCTAAACCCACAATGGACAAGAATTGGCATTAGCATCAGCGGTGGGGCCGATAGTGCCTTGTTATCATACTTAATATGTTCTAATACCGATGCCGATATCCATTTTACTAATCAAGTAAGGCTTTGGAAAACACGCCCATGGCAAGAACATGTAGCCGATAATGTTATTGATTGGTTTAAGAATAGATTTAAAAATAATTTTTATCTACATAGAAATTTGATACCGTCGGAATTAGAGTGGGGTGATAAAGGCCCAACTATTATAGACGAATATGGAAAATTAAAAAGTGGTAATCAAATTATATTAAGATCGCACAATGAGTATGTTGCACACAAATACAAACTTGATGCGCTATACGGTGGGATCAATAAGAATCCAGATATTAAAATCGAAGGATCATTAAATGACAGGGATGAAGGGCACATACCTCCACACTTTGTACATAACGGTATTGATATTTGTCATCCGTTTGTGTACATCAAAAAAGACTGGATCATCAAACAATATCACAAATATAATATCCAGGACCTATTAAATTTAACTCGTAGTTGTGAAGGGGAATTTGAAGATATAAATTATACCACATATACACCCGGACAACATGTTCCTGTGTGTAAGAAATGTTTCTGGTGTAAAGAACGAGAGTGGGCAATTGAACAATCAAAGTAAAACATTTTGTATGCATCCTTTTACAGGATTGGCAACTAGAGAAGACGGTGCTGTTAAAGTATGCTGTCGTAGTCAACCTGTTGGCTGGATACAGGATGACTCTTTAGAAAACATTTGGAACGGACCCCAGATCCGTGAAGTTCGTAGGCAAATTTTAAATGGGGAACGGCCAGCAGTTTGCAAACCTTGTTTTGATTTAGAAGACCAAGGCGTAGAAAGTCTACGCCAACGACATATTAATGGTGTTATTCCAGAAGCACGAATTAACTTATACCCTAATGTAGTACTAGAAGAAGTGCTACCATTTGAGTTTCCAACTATGGAGATAAAACTTAATAATCTTTGTAATTTGAAATGCCGTATGTGTAACCCATTAGATAGTACCAACTGGAAGGACTGGGATAAAGTTGTTCCGTTTTACAAAAAAGAAAACAATTATCTAGTTCCTACAGTAGAACGATTAGTAACTAAACCTGGACAATATATTGGTCCGTTTGACGATAGCGATAATTGGTGGGAAAGTTTTGAAAAACTATTGCCGCACTTCCGTCGTGTGGAGTTTGCAGGCGGTGAGCCTTTGATGGATCCGCAGCATTATCGAATACTCGACATGCTGAAACCCCACGGCAAGGACATCGAAATTAAGTACGCCACAAATGGTACAACACTTGGCATAAGTCAAGGAAGGACTATACATGACTATTGGCCTCATTTTAGAAGCGTTGCCGTTAATGTCAGCATTGACGGCATTCACGATGTTTACAACTACATACGCGGTAACGGTGATTTTAATCAGGTTGAAGAAAATATTAAAGAAATAAAAAAGATACCAAATGTAAGTCGAGTTGTTGGAGCCTTTACAGCACAAGCCGGTAATATCTTGCAGGCCGCAGAATGTATTGATTACTTTATTAACACCATGGACATTGTATTCTATAGTCATCGTGTTAGCTATCCTAATTGCTTGTCAGCACAGGTATTGCCAAATGATTTAAAAGCACTAGCTATCACAAAACTACTGGCAGTAAAATCTCAGGTGGACAGTTGGCAAGCAGTCAAAAAAAATCCGCTGTTAGGCAAGATAACACATCAACAAATACAGGATAATATTAACTACTTACAATCTAAAGACCAATGCAATTTGTGGCAAGATTTTTTAGATTTTAATCATGCATTAGATGCCACCCGTAATCAAAGTTTGTTTAAAGTGATGCCAGAGTTTAAGCCGTATGTTTAAAGTCACTAGTCGCTGGCCGCATCAAGCTAATATTAAAATTGAATGGAATCTTGGCAAACGCTGTAACTACGACTGTACATATTGTCCATCTATTATCCACGATAATTCGAGTCCACATACTGATATAAATTTACTTAAATCATCAATCGATAAACTAGTGACACTGGGCAAGCCTATTCGTTTAAGTTTTACTGGCGGGGAACCAACTGTACATCCACACTTTGAAGATTTAATAGTCTATGCAAAAGAAAAAGGCATAAGTTGGATCAGTGTTACTACTAATGGTACGCGAAAAGCCGAATGGTATGATCAGTTACCCGTAGATCAATATGTGTTCAGTGTACACTTTGAATACGATTGGATGAGAGTTGTTAATACTATAGAAATATTAGGAACCATGAATAAAAATATCATGGTTAATATCATGGCTCACCACAAGCATATGAAAGATGTATTGACTGCTACTGGAAGATTAGATGGTGAAAGCATTCCCTATGCTATTAGAAGAATACGATGGACTGAAGGCGATCACGATTTATTCGACGACATGCGATATGATATAAAAGACCTACAGTGGATTAAATCAAAAGAAGCCACCATCAAAGGAAACTGTATCATAGATGACGAAGAAATCATACATGCCAACGATATAATCAAACTAAATCGCAATCAGTACAAAGGGTGGTCTTGCAATGCGGGGATAGAAAGCCTAATGATAAATTGGGACGGTGATGTACATCGTGCCACTTGTCGAGTCGGCGGTAGTCTTGGCAATATCTATCACGGCACATTTACTATTCCTAAAGATTCTATTGTATGTACTCGAGATTTTTGCACCTGTGCCGCAGATATTCCACTAACAAAATATGCAAACAACAGCCATTCGACTTAAAAATCCTGAATCCTTAATGGTTACTTGGGACATAGTTCGTAGGTGCAATTTAGATTGTACCTATTGCGAAAGCACCAGGCACGACAATACCAGTGAGTTACCCGACCTGAAAGAATTAATAACTACTTTTAATTTTGTAAAAGACTATGTACAATTATATAATAATTTGAGAGTAGACAAGGTTGGAACTAACATAGATTTCACTGGTGGCGAGCCAACTATAAATCCTGCATTTTGGCCATTTATTGATTATGTTAAACAGTATGATGAATTTAGACTCAGTCTTACCACTAATGGAACTTGGGGTCCTAATTTTACACAGCGCATATTAGATAATTTTTCTCATGTTACAATTAGTTGGCATGCCGAAGATCCTCTTAAACAACGAACAGTTACTAACATATTAGAACTAAACAAATTCAATATAGGACTTCAGGCAAACATTATGTTGCATTGTGATTACTTTGAAGAAGCTACTACACTATGTGAAATGTTAAGAAGCCAAGGAGTTAAAGTTAATCCGGTTCCGATAGGCGATGGAAATGTATTGCGCAAAGGTTGGTTTGTAGATGCAGATGGCACTAACCGCAGAACCAGCCACGAGTACACAGAGAAACAACAAGAATGGTTTTATAGTTGGATGGGGCAATCTTGCAAAGTAAATCAGTCTGTTGAAGGAACTAATATTGGTCGTGCCTGTTGTGGCGGAAGATGCACTGAAGGATTGGTTGATAATAAATGGCAAGAAGTTAAACTTGTAGACAACTGGTTCAAAAATTGGTACTGCACTGTTAACTGGTATTTTTTACACATTGATCAAAAGTCTGGAGATGTGTTTCATCATCAAACTTGTCAGGCAACTCATACTGGTCGAGGTCCGATTGGGAATCTAAACAATTCTGATGCAATACTTAATCAAGTCCAGAATATGTTATCAGGCTCAGTTAGGCCGATTATATGTCCTAATCAAAGATGCGGCTGTGGTATGTGTGTGCCCAAAGCTCGAGACTTCAACGACTTTAAACAGCTATGGAGCTCTACTACTATTATGCCAATTGTATCGGTATAACTTTCTTATCTATAGTAGTTTCTCCGGCACATATGCACTGTTCCTTGCCACATATCACAGGCTGTATATTAGGAATAAATTTATCAATAAAGTTTATATCGTAAACACTGTATTTTGTTAGTGTGTTATAAACAGACTGTTGGCAAGTTCCTCTAATTGTGCCGTCTTGATATATTTCAAAATAGTCGACTCCAAGATTGCAACTCCAACCTTTAAATCTATTCTTGTCATTTAGTGCAAACCAGTTTTCTTCAACTAGTTTCTTTTCATCGTTGTCTACTACCCACACTTCATTGTGCTCGTGGTTAGGTAAACTGTGCCACCAATCCATGTTGGGCCAACGCTTAATAGGGTCTAAAAAATATTCCTTCTCACTATCAGTATAACGCACTTCTCCATTAAAGTGAACTACTTTGGAAATAATAGGCCACGCATTGTTGCTTTCTTTTAATTCTTCTATAATAGTTTGGCAATCTGTAAAGTTGATAGGATCCATTAAAACATTGCCTACTACCTTGATGTTTCTGTCGTATATCAGATCTCCTACTGCCTTAATATGTTCAACTTTGCAGAACTCGTGATGAACTGATATTTCTATGCTATCAAAGTATTTTATGTTACGCGACCACCAATTAACTGATCTACTGCCGTTAGTAGAAATACGAATAACTGTATTATGATTTTCTTTTAGATGCTTACAGAGCAAAGGCAAATCTTTCCATATAGTAGGTTCGCCACCTAATATGTAAAACTCAAATTTAGTCTTGCCCTGTTGTTTGTATATGTTGATTAAATGATCTAAATTTTTAATTACTAAATTAACATCAGGCCAGGGGTAATCTCCTTCGTTGCTTCCTGGAAAACAATAGGTACATTTATAATTACATAAGTTTCCAATCATGTATTGTATGTACAGTGTCTCTGGAGACCTAGAATTAATAACCTGTGTTATCATATCAAGTGAGACAATTCTGGAAATGTGTTTTTAAAATCTGTTTGGCGCAATGCTTCTAGATTTTCAATGTATTCTTTAAAAGCAGGCAACTGAGATGTATGATCTTCGGCATCCATAAAGTCTAATACAGCTTGCCAACGTTTCCATCCGTAGGGATTTAGTTTCCAGAAATCTTCGTCTTGTCTATAGTTAGCGTGTAACCAAACAGCAAGTTCGTCAAAGCTTCTATGTACTTCTGCTTTATCTTCAAAAGGTAACAATCTAATACTTAAGAAGGTTGGGATGTACAATAAATGCATGTTAAAAATTCCACCACCGGCCTGGATACCTCCTACTGTGTTTTCAAAATTAACTTTCTTAAAATTTTGTTCAATCTTCCAACGAGCAAACTCAGCCAAGTGTTTGATGTTTAGTATCTGAATAGCTGTTGCTATACTAACTTGTATATTATCGGGAGTGTTGTCTAACTTGTGCAGGTTCTTTTCAATAGTATCCCAATCACTAGGATAGCGAATGTAATAGTTACGGTCTCCTATAGCATCGATGCTGAACCCTACCTTGACTTTTTTGAACTGTTTCCAAAGGTCAATAATTTTGTCGTCTATAAGTAGACCGTTTGTATTATAACGAATGAGTATTTTGTCTGCATACCCTTGTCGAATAATTTCTTCTAAAAACCACTTATGCTCACGAATCATTAATGGCTCTCCGCCCGCAAAGTATACTTGCTTTAAGTTAGGAATTTGTGCATACATTTCTTTCCAGAAGTCTGGATTTTCATGCCAGAAGTTATTGAACTCCTTTCGGTCCCACCTCATTTGTTCTTTAAGTTCTTTAGCCTGAAACAAAGGATAAATCTTTTTATGGTCTCCAACCCATTGGCTACTGTCGTGAGGGCTGCACATAACACATTTTAAATTGCAAGTATGCCCTAATCGCAAATCTAGATAAACAAGTTTCTCTGGAACCGTTCCATCTTCTTCAGTTTGCTTAATAAGTTCTTCAACATCGATGCCTTCTTCCATCCAAGAACCAGTTTCCCAAATACGCTTACTAGCAACCCCTCGAGACTCTTCGGCAATACACTTACTACAGCTAGCAGGTATCTTTCCCTCCAACATGGTCAGGCGTACATCTTTCATGTATTCGTTATTCCAAGCACTCATAGGAGTTTCACGGCCAAAATTTGCTGGCTGTCCCCGTTCATTTTTTACTAGGCCTACAGTATGGTTCTCCCCAGCTCCGCTAGCATTAGCTGAACAACATAGCCGCATGTCACCGTTAGGACGAGTAGCAAAGTGTATCCATGGAAGCACACAGAAAGTTTTGCTTCCTGATACTGCTTCAATTTTTTCTTGCCACTCGGTTATCTTGTTTACCATATATTAAAAATGTATTTAGGCACTAGTCCACAGTTGGTACCGGCATGCCATAGTTTTCTACCACTCCACTTATATGTGGCCCCCTGTTCTTGATTATACAGACAGGTATTTTCAACAATAAAAATATGTCCGAACTGGGGTTTACTCATATGTATGTGAAATCTGACAGTGTCCGGTAATGGTTCGTTGTCCTGTACATCCCAATGAACTGGCGCAAAATATCCCGGATGTATTCTACTTACCCAAGCATTTGTATATGAAGATAAGCCAGTCCATTCAACAACCTGATCAACAATTTTATTATCAAAGTGTTCACCGGAATAAAACATATCCCATTGCACAGAAGATCCGTAGCCTGATTTTTCCCACATATCGGTTACTTCTTTTAATCCCGGAATATTGTCTCCCGCTCTATGTTTTGGACCAATGTATGGTTTTTGAGTTTCTAGGTGAGTTATTAATTGTGACCAATCAATCGGACAGATATCAACGTAAGTTATCATGTTCTAGGCCTTCCTAAAAAGTGAAACAAATAATAAGGTTCGGTTCCGCAGTTTGTTCCTGCATGATGATTTCTATAGTGGTCCCATTGATATATCAGATGTTGTTCAACATTATAAAAACATTCTTGTTCTAATATAAAGACATGTCCGAACTGAGGCTTGTCTATGAAACAAACATACCGTACTAGCTGCCCTAACTTTAGCCACTCTTCTTCATGATCCTCTACATCCCAATGATACGGAACACACTGACCTGGCATAACTTCACTAACAAACACTCGCAATGGTTCTGCATTAACTATGTCAGCAAATTTATTTTGAATATCTAGATCATAGTGCTGTTCTGGATAGTAGTCCCACCATTCGATATTATTTAGATCGTAGTTGGCCTTTTGCCAGGTACCTATAATCTCGTGGTATGCCCCCAATAGTGGAGGATCGTCGGCCCAATTAGACTCTGAACGATCCACTACAGATTTAACAGAATTATAATCGCCCGTTCGAGGAATAATCTTTTTGATAACTGAATCCCAATCGATTAAATTTTTAGTTGTCCCAATGTATTTCGTCATAGATATACCTTAGTGTTTTACCTGCCCATCTAACATGATTGCACATAGACTGTTTGTACATCAATTCTAAATTATAATGAGTATTGGTTCTTTCTGTTTCATCAAGTCTAAATCTAGCTGTTTCGTGTACAATTGCATCCATGTATTTTGCTTCAATAAACGGAAACTTTACCGGAACACACCCGTACCAATCGATGGTTTTCATCACTCCGTATTTGTCTAAGTAATGACAATGCGGATACATAGTAAGTTTATAAGTTCCTGATTCATAGAGATCTAACATTATATACTTTAGAGATTCCTCCCACTCAACAGCATCTCCTTTAAATAACATTTCATTAAATGTGTAACCGTTCCATTCAAAAAATATTTTTTTATTTTTACGATCAATGTCTAGAACAGTAGGAGTATAAGACTTGTTTTGGAATTTTAATAAATGATCTACTTCATTTTCAAAAAACCAACTACAAACATCTGCTGTGTATAGTTCACGAGTCTCATATTTTCTTTGATAAAGGTTTTGCCAATCGTAGTTTGCACAAAAAATCTTTCGATCAGGACTAATTAAAGGTTCATAGGTCTGCTGGGCAAGGCACGATACACCATCATCGTTATATTTAAAGAAAGGTGTCCAGGTTTCTGTGTTCATTCTATTCTAGGGCCGTTGGACATAAAGAACGCCGCGATCCATTTTCTTCCTTGAGTAACAGGCAAAGACTCATGTATGGTCGACTTGTTTACTAATTCGTCTGGATAGTCGTATTCAAAGTACATAATGCCTCCCTTCTTGGGTTCAACTGTTACTCCAAGTTCGGGAAATGTACAACGACCGCCTTGATAGTCATCATTGAACCAAAAAATAGCAGTTGCCTTTCGATCGCCGCCTTTGCTGTAGTACGGCACTACAGTAGGATTGTATGGATAATCATGATGTAGACCAAAATATTGACCTACTTCGTAAAAATATATGTCACCTGCTTCTACATGACTCTCGGGTATTCCTACGGTTTCGGCCAACAATGATTTAAAATATTGTCTATCGGCAGGATCGGTATCCCAACTAATGCTACGCTGTTCTACTTCTTCTGTTATTTGCCCATAAGTTTGTTCACGACTTTCTATACCAGCATTAGGATTCATCGCATTTTTATATTTGGTAATCATAGCATCACATACATCTAATGGAATTACATCTTCAAATACACTGATGCGAGGGAAGTCTAAGAGTTTTTTCTCAATCATTTCTGTTTTCCTATAATCATAAATCTTTTGTATAAAGGTAAATCTAACTCACCGGCATACAAAATATTTTCAAGTTGGCTTTGTTCTTTAAACTCTTCTAAACTATTAGCAATTCGAACATGCTCGGGTATATTGTAATTATTGCTTTGTAAAACAAAAAGACTGTTATATGGCATTCCGGATATCCACTGATCATATTGATCCTGAGTAATGTGTTCGCAACTAGTATTGATTATGACATCTGCATCGCTACGGATGGTACACATATCTGCGGTAACTGCCCTAAATCTTCCTACCATTTCTTCAATTTTATTCATTGTAGTAGCAATAGGCTCACAGATTGGATCTATATCTATACTGCGTATATTTGACACAGGCACATCGCTCTGAAATAACATGCTGGCTAATACCCCGACCCAACCTCCGTAGATGTCTACAGTTACAAATTTATTCACGTGCTTGTGCAAGTTTGTAATTAACCATTCTTTACTATTGAGTTGGCCGCTCCAAAATGCATCCATAGTTCTTATGGGGTCCGGGCTTTGCCTTATCGCCTGCATCCAATGATGTAGATGTTCGGTATCAATTAACAAATTGTTCTCCTAATTTATCAAAGTGCCCACATTGTTTATTGCATTCTATCAATGGTTTATCTATCCAGGTATCTTGTATTTTGTTAAAGAACCCCGAGTTGAATATTTCCTGTAATGAAGTTTTATTTAAATTAGGAAATGCTTCTATGGTATCCATATAATTTATTCTATTATCTTGATTTGGTAATTGCCAAGATAGATCTAACCAACAACAGGGGCTAACTCCGCCATCTGCACTAATATATAATTGTTTGTATTTTTGTGCTTTACATTTTATTTCAGACGGCACTAGGTTTATTACTTTTGAAGTAAGTGTTTTGCTAAGTTCTGTAGGGTACAATATATTAATAGTTTTGCCTTGTTCGTCAAGAACATTAAATTTTCCGTCTTTAAATCTACTAGTATGCTTGATTGTAAATTTACTAAATCCTAATTCTATACTAAGATTCTCGCAATCTTTTATCTGATGTTCGTTGTGTTTAAACACCAGCATATGCCATTCGGCGTTACCGCCTGTGTCGATAAATGTTTTAGCATTGTGTAATATCTTGTAATAGTCCGTGCCAATTCGGTACAAGTGATGGGTATCGTCTAGTCCGTCTATGCCAAATGTTACCTTAACTTTTGTAAGGGCTAATGCTTTCCACCATTCATCATTCCTTGCACTGCCGTTGGTATGCATACTTAATCGAATTGTAGGATTTATTTCTCGGAGATACTGAAATATTTCTAAACAGTCTTGAGCTATTATAGGATCGCCTAAATTACCGCACATAAACAAACTATCTAATTGTTGAATAAAATCAACAGAGAACCAATTTTTGAATGTTGTTAATCCTATGTCATTTAATTTTAGCAAAGGATTAATTATTCCTCCATTAATTCGACGAGGACACATAGGGCAACGAGCTTGACACTTGCTGGTAATTTCTAAGTGAATATCTCGGATCTGATTTAATTTATACATTTTCAAATTTTATTTTGCAAAGAAGCAGATATAATTTCCGCGGTCTTTCTAATAGCATCGGGTCCGGGATGAAGTAGATCTCTGGCAAAGTCGATGTTTTTGATTTTTTCAAAGGTTCTATCGAAACCCAACAATTCTGCGGTACCCGAATCAAAGGAGTATTCATATGTCGCTGTTCGATTTTTCCATATCAGTTGAAAAATTTTCTGGGCCATAACTGCATTGGCTCTTGGATTGTATTTGTCTTTGGTCCATAGATCCATATAATTATTTTTTTCAAAATTCCAAGATCCGTAGTTGTCTACTCCGGTTCTGTTGTAAGACACACATCTATCATAGCTTGGCCAACCCATTATTACCGCTTTTGGTGTTGGGTACCCGTCAGCTAACATTACAGAATTATGTAGATTAAAGTTTATGGATGTTCCACCTTGTCCTAGATTTATAACTGGTATCTGTAAAATGTTTTCTAGCTGTTGACTCAGTGTATGAGGATCATCGACACCTACTCCGTATACATTAGAGCAACCAAATATTACAATCGATTCTGCCCATTTTATTTTATCAAATTCTGCTGTTCTATATCCTTTAGAATTATTGGTATATTTTACAGGATTGATTCTGTAATACCAATCCTGAGGCTGTGTTTTTAAATTTTTTCTATAGAGTTCTCGGGTATCTGATCCAGACCAATCTCCTACCCTGTCAAAAGAATCAATAGGTATAAAATTATTTTTCTTTAGATGATTGTCTATTTTAAAAGGTAAGAACTTATCTAACATAAATTATCTTTCTTTTAGGTATCTTACTATCTGCCGAACTAACACAACTCGGTGTAACACATATTCTTGGATTACAAATCAAACTAAACCCTTCGGTCAAAGTACCTAATGGTGCATCGTGGCAACTATAAGATCGTTTAACTTCGTTTCCTCGTATTATTAAACTCTGATAACCACTATTGCAACTCCAACTTTGAAATTTGTTAAATCCAAAAGCATTAAATCTTTCAGCTTGATCAAAAAGATATTCAGTATTATTATCATCGTATAACGCTATCTGATATATCTCTTCACCTTGTAATTTTTGAGGAAATCCTGTTTGCATTAAGGAGATCATTTCTTCGGTGTATCCGTCTACTATGCCGCTGGCTGTTGGATTACTTTGAGGTTTAAGTGTTACATTGATTCCACGACTATGCAATCGTTCCATCCTATTGTATAGTTCGTAGAATTTTTCAGGCACCATTACTTGATTAACTGTTACATGAACTAGCTCATACTGTAACTGTAAACATTTATCTCCAAACTCTTGTTCTTGAGCGAACTCATCATGAAAGCTAGCTGTTATACTACGGCGTTGTAACAATGCGGTATTAGCGCACCAAGTGCTCCACCATTTTGATCCAGGTGATAAGTTAGTAGTCATATGGATACTTTGATAACTACTTTCCGTTTCATCTAAATGCTTAACTAAATTAGGCAACTGTTTATAGGCAGTAGGTTCGCCGCCACTGAAACTCCAATGAAATTGTGTAAATCCATTTCGTCTTGCTTGTCGTTTGATTTCGTCTATGGCATTGGTGTAAACTTTTAGATCTAAATGATCTATCTGATTTGATCTGGCATACGGCCAGCAGTAACTACAATTATAGTTACAAAATCTACCCAGTATCCAACTGGTAGAAAACAGTGGCCGGTCCAACATGGTGCGTTGACCAAACCTAACTATGTTTTGAAAAGGTATATCTTGAAATTGATTTTTCATAAATCTTTAACTGCATCCTTAAAAGACATAGGACTAAACGTTGGGTAATATTTTAATAGTTTATCCAACGACGGTTTTCGTCTTGTAACGCTACCTTGTTTTCCGGGAACAGTATTCCATGTTACATTTTTATTTTTATATTGAGCAATCATCGATGCTGCTGACAAAACAGTTATTTCTTCTTCGCTTCCAACATTAATAATTTCCTTTGACACCTTGTCACATATATTAATTACTGCATCGACTGCGTCTTCAACCCTGCAAAATGATCGTGTTTCGTCTGCTCCAATTAGAGTATAATCATCGTTGACTATTTTGTCCAATATATCTCGAACAAAATGACCGCTTCCGGAATCTTTACCAAATACATTAAAAAATCTAATGATTAAAAAATTTATATTGCTATTCATTAGATAATTTTCTCCCAAGACTTTTCCTAACCTATAACTCCATCTAGGATTGTGTATATCATTAATAGCGATGTCGTTAATTTCGTGAGTGGGAAATTCATTAGTTCCTGCTACAACTTCGCTACTACTGGCATATATTAATTTGCTATTGGTATTGCTACGCATGAACTCAAACACCGCAAGATCACAAGACACATTATTGTCTATTAGTTGATTTGGAATTTCATAAAAATATTTGGTTCCGTTAATTGCACTCATATGAAATACATAATCAAAATCATTCTTGGCTGATTTTAAATAATCTATCAAATTTTGTTGTATGAAATTGCAATCTGGTCGATAGTCCGGATATCTAAAATTATTATCAATACCGGTAACTGAGAATTTTGAAGATAGTTGCTTGCATAATTCTCGTCCAATAAGTCCGGCAGCTCCGGTAATTAAAACTTTGTTTGCCATTGTTTGTTTAGTTCTCGTATATTTTTAAACCAGTCATTATCGATATTATAACAGTCTAGAGAATCTATGATAAAATCAAGATCTTTGGGCAAACATTTTCCACCAAACCCTCTGGTACCATCGTGACCCGGTACTTCCATATATGTTTGATTTTTTGCTACTTGGAAGTACATTTTTTTAATTTGATCGTAATCTGCACCAACCTGTTGAGATAAATCATAAAATAGATTGGCAAATGCAATTCTCATCACGGCAAAATTATTAGAAAACATTTTAACCATCTCAGCTTCTACGGTAGAACATTGATCAATTTCTTCATCTAATAACCATTGAGGGATTGACGCATTGTTATGTCCGACTATCAATGGCCTAGCAAGCGAGTCTTCTTCCCAAAACCGTTCTCTTAAAAATTCAGGAATGTATAACACTTTTATTCCCAATTGTTGCTCGATACTGTCACAAGTACCAATAGGTAAAGTGCTTCGTATGATTATCTGTGTCTTGGGGTTTTGATTAATTAACGATTGTATTTCATTAATTAAAATTTTCACATCGTCGTGTGTGGGGGTAGGAATACAAATAAAAATATATTTTGAGTTTTTTAGATTTTCTTTTGATGTGTTTATAATAGGGTCATGCACCACAGTCGGTTGATTTTTGAGCAAACCAAAATGTGTAGCTCGACCAACATATCCATAACCTAAAATTCCAAACTCAGTAGACTCTGATATCATAATTCTCTCTTGTTACATTATATATGCGTTAATCAGTTCTACAACCTGCCTTTTGAATAAAAAACATTTGTTTTTTACTGTAAACGGTTATATAATATACTTGTGGTCGTGAGTGGAATTGGCAGACCTGCCGCTTTTTCCTAGGAGAAGCTGGCGCCGGGGCAACGTCCTAGACAACGCCTTTGTAGGTTCGAAACCTACCGACCACACCAGATACGATAATAAGTATTAGAACATAACTTTAAGGAAAACATTATGTCAACAACAGTAGAACAACTAAAAGCAGACTTCGAAACATTCTTAGCTGAGGACGCAAAGTTCACAGCCGGTAACGGTGCAGCAGGAACTCGTGCTCGTAAAGCACTTCAAGAAGTTGCTAAAGGTGTTAAAGCTCGTCGCAACGAAATCACAGAAGAAAAGAACGCTCGAAAAGAAGCCAAGGCTTAATTGTGAGTGATAAAGATCTAGACAATCCTGATGTAGAATTTACTGCACAAGGAATCGATACAATAGATCTAGGTGGTTACGGTGCTCAACCAACTTATAGTATAAGTGGCTACGGCACCGATACCATTACTTTAGATCCTACTATGTGGACAGGATCAATTACAGCACCGTCTATTACTACCATTAACAGCATTAATAGTGGACACTATACTATCGGTACTGCCGGTACTAGTGGACAATATTATACTACAACAGGTACAGGTCTCAACAATTGGAATAACCCCCCTAAGGTTAATATTAATGGCGATGGCATTGATATGGCCGCAGGTACTGATATCAAAGTAGATGGCAAGAGTCTCAAAGAGTTTATGAACAATATGGAAGAACGCTTGGCCATACTGCACCCTAATCCCGCTCTCGAAGATCGTTGGGAACAACTAAAAGAACTTCGTAGACAGTATGTAGAAATGGAAAAAGACCTTCTCGAAAAAGAGAAGATTATGAAGATTTTAAAGGAAGCATAAATGAATGTTCGGTTACTATCCTATTCACAACCAACAGAGGGATTTAGAGATATGGGTCTCACGGATGCACAGGAACTCATTGCGTATTGCGCCCGTGTCAGCAATCCCTCCAATCAACTCAACACAGATACTTCCGAAAAACTTATTCGATACTTGGTCAAACACCAACATTGGAGCCCACTCGAAATGGTCTCAGCCTGTATCGAAATCACTACCACCAGAGACATTGCCCGACAGATCTTGCGACACAGAAGCTTCAGCTTCCAAGAGTTCAGTCAGCGATATGCTGACCCTACTAAAGACCTGTCGTTTGTATGCAGAGAAGCACGGTTGCAAGACCCAAAGAACAGACAAAACAGTGTTGCCGTGGATGATCAATTGTTACAAAATGAATGGTACAGAGCTCAACAACGAGTCATCTATGCAGCCAAACGAGAGTACGAGTGGGCCATTGCCAACGGAATTGCTAAAGAACAAGCTCGAGCTGTATTGCCGGAAGGGCTTATTGAAAGTCGTTTATATATGAATGGCACACTGCGTTCATGGATTCACTTCATTGAATTGAGAAGTGCTAATGGCACACAGTTAGAGCATCAAGAAGTTGCTGTTGCCTGCGCCAAAGCTATCGCTGCCATATTCCCAATGTCAGAATCTCTAGTAGCTACAAATGCTTAAAACTGCATTTTCAATTCCTTTTTGGCAAGAACAAATGCCTAACTTTAATCTTCATCGAGATTCAATGATCGATGCGGTCTATGAATTTAGAGATTTGTTCCCTGAAGGAGAATACAAATCCAATCATGCCGGATATCAAAGTCCTAAAAATCTACACCATAATGAAAAATTCCAATCACTTTTTGATTTTATTAATCTAGTTGCTGTCGACGCTGCTCGACAAATTAATCTAGATGGCAACATTGTTCTATCCGAAGCATGGGCAAACATACACGACACTCGTCAATGTATGAATCACATGCACATACACGGCGGAGTATTTTCTGGATGTTTTTATCTTAAAGTTCCCACCAAAGCTGGAAGAATTATATTTTCGAATCCAGGATTGAATCCCATGTGGCAAGGGTTAGGGTTAGTTAAACAACCAAATCAGTATACAGCAGAGTCCACACACTATCTTCCTCCCGAAGGAACACTGATACTTTGGCCAAGTTATGTACCTCATGGTGTTGAAACCAACGACACAGACGAAGCTCGAATTACTATTGCTTTTAATTTTTATAGAGAATAATGACAGAAAAATTAAAGAAGTTCTGTGAGAACTACGAAGTCAATATCATCAATGATCAGAAACGGTTTGCACGATATCGCAGACCGCAGTTCTTCACAGACCCTTTAAATGCCAGCATCATTCAGGATACTATGGAAATACAGACTGAAAAGATGTATACAGTCGAGCTTCCAGAAAGCAGGTTGAACACACTCGTAGAAATGGAAAACCGTTTCATGAACTTTAGAAACAGTGATCACTCTAGAGACATGTTTGAACTGCTTATGGACAAAGAGCGTGAAGAAGCACACTATAGACACACCAATGCCGCTGTCCAAAAAGCATACGAACAATATTCAATCATGCTTAACCTTGCCGGCTACCAAAGAAAGATTTGATTCAAAAAAGAATCATCTTGACAGGTTTCTAAAAAGATAGTATAATTAAGTTGTTCAACAGAGAAAATATACTATGGCACATCACTCAACATATTGGAGTTGTACTCCTTTCGCAGATTGGCTTCGCGGTACCAAAAAGCTCAGTGCGGGTACCTCAGAAGAATGGGACGAATGGACCACTGCGGCCAAAATGAAACACAATTTCCGCTATTGGTTAGCTGAAGATGCACTAGGTTACATACAAGATTTTGTGACCTGGCCTGAAAGGAAATTGAATGACATCCGTTATTATATCAACAATCGCTGGATCAGCCGCAGTCATAGTCTTACTGCACACCCTAGAGACATCAAACCCGGACAATGGCAAGATGTTGGCAATCGGTTTTTGCCATGTCTTTTTAACGAACTTGTGGACTTCGTTGAAATAGAACAAGCATGGCATCACTGCATGTGGAGTGATGAAGCAAAGACTAAGTTTGATGTTCCTTGGTATCGCAAGGGATGGCTACGTTGGAGAACTTGGCGATGTCCAGAAGCAGGCTTAGAATATCTACATTGGGCTGAAACATTGACCAATGCCGAGTTCTTAGACGAAGATAAGAAACATGAAGCTGTGCCGACCTATCAAGCCAAAGCCGCTAAGGAAATTATTGAACTTTACACTTGGTGGACAGTAACATACCGCAATCGTCCAGATCCATACGAAGCAAGCGGTTGGTCAGCTCATTGTGATGCTATGCGAGTTAAGTATCCTGGCAGTTTCTTTTCTAGCCTAAATAGCAAAGATCCTGCAGATCGTAAAGCCAGCGATAAAGCTCACAAACTGCTTACCAAGATCGAAAAGGCCTACGAAAAGGAAGATGAAGAAATGATGATTCGTCTTATCAAAATACGAGAAAGTCTATGGACTTAATTTGTTCGAGTTGTCAAGGTGCTTGTAAATACAACGAGCATTATGATGCACACTATTGTGAAAGTTGTAACCTATGGCTAGAGGAGAAATGTGGTGATGAAGAATGTGACTATTGCTGGAACCGACCTCCAAAACCCTCAGACTGCGAGTCCATTCAGGATGTGGGTACAGAATCTTTGGATAGAAAACTGTGAAGAACGACTTGTATATCAACAAGATCCTGTTACAATACAACAATACTGGAATACATACAAATGGTGGATAAAGAGAGAATACAGGCACAGACTCCTGCAGAAGGAATCTTAAAACGCAGTGACTGGGGTGATGCTATTACCTATCAAGTTGTCTGCGAGTGCGGGGATGACAATCACGATCACAATGTTTGGGTAGAAGCAGATGACGCTCGAGTCACTGTTACTACCTATACTACACAAAAATCAGAATGGTGGAAGCTCAATCGTTGGCAGACTATTTGGACTTTGTTGACCAAAGGCTATGTCAAGTACGAAGCCAGCATCATTATGACTGAGCAACAGGCATTTAACTATGCAGAAACTCTAAAGAAAGCAGTGTCAGATGTCAAAAATTTCAAGAAGCCCCAAGCGTAATACCTTTCAAAAAGAAAAGTATATTGAACGCTGTGAAGAAAATGACAAAGAACCTAGCCAAGCATATCTAGAAATGTTTGATAATATTGATTTCGATAAGCTGTCTCGAGAAGAAGATCCCAATTGGCGTAAAGACAATATGGAATACGATCTTCGTTCTACTGATTGGATTTTAGAAAAAGTTCGAGAAAGCGATGTCTATGCACAGAATCTCTATGCGGCAATGTGTAATAGAGATTTTATCAAGCACGATGTTATGCCAATCCTAAAGAATCAACGCTGGTCGTGCAGTTGGCGTTATGCCGGAGGTATCATTGCAGATATGCGTCAACAAGGTGACTATATTGACTGGTATTGCAGTGGTATTCGCAATGAACGACTAAGTATTGAAGAATTCGAGAAACTATCACTAGATGAACAGGCCCGGGCAAAAGAGCTCGATGCCTATGTTGGTGAAGGTGTAGTTACTGATGAGATCCGTAAGGATCTGTTTCGTCTGGGCTGGGTAGTCCAAGACGATGAAGCGGACGAATAACCAAAAGGAGATGATTGTCCAAAATGAACTGGGAACTCTATGAAGTTTGGGCCGTCGATGAAGACGGTCACGAAGAGTTGATTGAAACAACTAAGAGCTTGAAAGAAGCCAAACAAATTGCCAATTTGAATGTTAAAGAAGAAGCAATTACCGAATGCATCATTTATCGCGAAGATGAAGAAGGCGATTTGGTTGAAGTTGAGACAATCTATGCCGGTTGACAAGATCATAAAACGGTGCTATAATATTAGTATTGTTTAACACACAGGAGTGAAAAATGGCTACTAAAACTAAAGCACAACATCTAGCAACTGCTCGGGCCTCTAAAGGTCGGGACTTTAGTCCCAAGTGGGATGGTGCAGATGCTTGGGATGCTAATCAATTTCTCCGCCACTTTCATTCTTCAATGGCTTGGTATCGTTTGGAAAGTTCTGTAAAGGAACTCAAACCCAAAGTTATCAATTGGATGAGCGCCAATGGCTATACTAAAGATCAGATTTCTTCTTTTAAGAAAACCAAAGACAATCGTTGCGGTATGACTGTAGGTGCTATTGCTGCCTGTTTGTTGAAAGGTATGCCGCCAGTTCGTGCAGACTTTAACGAAGGTCGTAGCACAGCAGTTTGGTTGGCAAATGAAATTTCTAAAATTGTTGCAGAAGGCAAAGACGACATTGACGACAGCGAAGAAGTTAAAGTAGAAGTCAAGCCCGATGTGTACACACCTAGCATCCAAGAACGAGTTCGTGATGCCAGTATGCTAATGACTGAAGAAATTGAAACAGCTATTGAAGCTTTTCAAACTGATCCGGAAGCATTCGATCCAAAAGCATTTAAGGTTCTAAATGTGTTAAAGGCTAAACAGGCTAAGGCAGCACACGCTCGTATCATTCGTGAGTTTTATACTCGTGATCTTGAAGAACTGCAAGAAGCTGCAACTACCAAAGACGAACAATTAAAAGAAGCCTACAGCCATTTGAGCAAGGTACAACTGCGTAAAATTACAGCGTTCTATCAAGAAATTGTCAGTGCCTGCGAAATGTTGGCGCAAGAAGCCAAGGTCAATCGCAAACCTAAAGCTAAAAAAGCTGTGCCTGCTGAGAAAATTGTGGCCAAGCTCAAGTATAAGAAAGCAGATGAGCCACTCAAATTAGTGTCTATTAATCCTGCAGACATTCTAGGTGCTAAAGAATTGTGGACTTATAACACAAAGAGCCGTAAATTAGGCAAGTACATTGCTAGTGAATTTGCAGACCTAGGAGTTAAAGGTACTAGTATTATTAACTTTGACGAGCACAAAAGCGTACAAAAGACTCTGCGTAAGCCAGCAGATCAGCTCAAAGAGTTTAAGGCTGCTGGTAAAGTAGCCCTGCGTAAGTTCTTAGACGATATCAATGCTGTTGATACCAAGATGAACGGACGCATCAACGAAGAGATCATGTTACTCAAAGTACAGTAATTCGCCATATGCCATAGTCATGATAAATACATGACTATGGCAGAAAACAACCTCGACAAAGCTCTCGCATATTTAGGCTCAAGCCTAAATTCCCTTGTAACACAGGCCAACGGCCCTGTAGATCTAGATAATCTACATACCAAAATACTCAAACGCAGTTTAACCGGCGACCACATACTAGGTGGTACTATTGTTAATTTTGCCAGTACTGGTATCAAAGATCAAGCAACTTCACAACAGTTAACTATTAAAGACTCCGGTGTTGAGATTAAATCTCTTACTGTTGATTCAGTTAAAGGTAACTTGTCTGTAGAAAATACACTAACTGTTAATACTATCAAGGTTGATGTTCTCGAAGTAAGAGAACTAAAAACTGATCTAAAATTAGGGCAAAGTGCCCCATTAGAAATAACCGTGACCGGCGGCGAAACTCTAGTTGGTAAGGGCATGTTGTTAAAAGGCCAAGGTTCAACAAAGCAATTGATCTTCAGTGTAAATCCTGACAAGTTTGTTAGCACAGAGAATTTTGAACTTCTTAAAGATCGAGAATATCGTATCGACGGCACATCAGTATTGTCAGCAACTGCATTAGGCATGGGCATTACAAAAAGCAATTTGCGTGAAGTTGGCAGATTGCGAGGTTTGATAGTTGACGGCGGAGTTAATCTAGGACAATATGTATTTTACAATGATAGTACTAACCGTTTTGGTATTGGCATAGAAAGTCCAAATGCCGGACTATCAGTATGTGAGGACGGTGTTGAAGTTATTCTAGGAACTAAAGATCAAAGTCGAGGCCTCGTAGGAACATTTGCTAGTGTTCCTTTTGACATTGTTACGGACAACATTGCAAGAATGAGCGTAGGTTCATCGGGCAATATCACTTTCAATTCTTCTGAAGTTGTACTAAATGGAAAATTGGCCATCGGTGTTCGAACTAGAGATTCTAGAGTAGATCTACATGTAGCTGGTGCAGTAAAATATCAAGACCATATACATCAATATCTCAACAATGTACCCGACAGCGGTACTTATACTAGAGGCGACATAGTATGGAACACAGAACCTGATGTTGGTCGTTGCGTAGGATGGGTATGCGTTCGTGCTGGCAGTCCGGGAACATGGATGCCATTTGGCGAGATAAAACAAAGCGGCTAATATGTATTATTCGCAAACCGTTGTGGTTGTTGGCAACGGAGAAAGTCGCAGTTCTTTAGATCTTGCCAGCTTAAAAAATACAGTAACACTTATAGGCTGCAATGCCATTCATAGAGATCTTGCAGTTGATCATCTTGTGTGCTGTGATCAAAGAATGGTTAAAGAGGCTGTGGCTGATAAAACCATAAGTCACATCTATACCCGGCCTCGATATTTTAGAGACTTTCATAAAATATTACAAAAAGACTCAGTAAATAATTTACCCAATTTGCCTTATCAAGGTACACTAAAACCTGATCAGCCAGAGCATTGGGGCAGCGGACCTTATGCTATGTTATTAGCCGCACACTTAAAATTTAAATCAGTCTATATGGTTGGATTTGATCTTTACGGAAAGAATCGATTGGTTAACAATGTTTATAAAAATACCAATAACTATCTCCCAGCTGGTAAGCCAGCAGTTGATCCTGCCTATTGGATCTATCAAGGAAGAAAAATATTTCAATGCTACGAATCTGTAACTTTTAAAATATTTAATTTGCCGGAATGGACTTTACCAACCGAATGGCAGTTGCCCAATGTAGAAGTATTTGATTTAAATAAATTTACATTAGAGCTTGCAAACGAAGTAAATACCTTGTATACTTAACAGAAGCGGACTTTTAACGCCATTCATCCCGCTATATAAACTCTGCATGTCGTCAAACTTGCTACCTTAAAAAGGAGACTAGAGATGGCAAAATTTTTCTCAACAAAACATTACGGACACAACATTGGTCTGTCAGCGGTATTCCGTCAACCCAACGCAGATCACAGTCACTGTCATTTGCTACACGGTTACAGTCTAGCGTTTACATTTACATTTGGCTGTGACACATTAGACAACAAGAACTGGGCTGTGGACTTTGGCGGACTTAAACCGCTCAAGGCCTGGCTTGAAGATCACTTTGACCACAAGTTGGCGTTGGATAAAGCAGATCCACACTTGGCCAAGTTCCAAGAACTAGAAGCACTGGATCTAGCAGAGATCCGAATCTTTGATGGCGTAGGCGCAGAAAAGTTTGCAGAACATGCCTTTAACTTTGCTGACGCTTTGATCCGAGAAAAGACAGGCAATCGTTGTTACTGTGTACGAGTTGAGTGTGCAGAACATGGTGCCAATTCGGCAATCTATGAGGCTTAATGAATAGTATTGAACGAGTATGGGCCCGGGCAACTGGGCACCTTATGGGGAACACAGACGACGATCGTCCGGATGTCCCCATCCTTACATTAAGAGAAGCCCGATGGGCTTTGTTCTTTAAAACATTCTGGGTAATCATTCATGTTATAACCTGTTGCTTTATTATTGCCAACACCATTAGGCACTGGTAAATAATTATATGCATACATTTAACATTCATAATATTACCATAGGCAACAATCAGCCATTTATGTTGATTGCTGGCCCTTGTCAAATTGAGAGTCAACAACATGCTCTTGACACAGCTGAACAGATTAAAAACATTGCTAGCGAGCTAGGAATTAAATTTGTTTACAAAAGCAGCTTTGATAAGGCCAATCGTTCTAGTGTATCTACTAAACGAGGTGTTGGTCTCAAAGAAGGATTAGAAATACTTAACACAGTCAAACACAGCCTTGGAGTGCCAATTCTTACTGATATTCATGAGACCTGGCAGGCACAAGAAGTTAGTGATGCAGGTGTAGATATTTTACAAATTCCTGCATTTCTATGTCGTCAGACTGACTTATTGTTGGCTGCTGGAGTTACTGGTAAAGCAATCAATGTGAAGAAAGGACAATTCCTTGCTCCACACGATATGAAGAATGTTGCAGAAAAGATTGCCAGCACCGGCAATAAACGCATCATGTTATGTGAAAGGGGATACACTCATGGATATAACAATTTGGTTGTGGATATGCGTAGCCTACCTATTATGGCAAGCACCGGGTATCCAGTGGTCTTTGATGCCACACATTCTGTTCAGCAGCCCGGAGGATTGGGCTCAGTCTCCGGAGGGGATCGCACTATGGTCCCGTACCTCGCTCGGGCGGCAGTGGCCACCGGATGCGTAAGTGCTGTCTTTATGGAAACTCACGAAGATCCTGATAATGCTCCTAGTGATGGGCCTAACATGATCAAGCTGGATAATTTAAAAAACATACTCGAAGAATTGGTTGCCATAGATGAAATTGTCAAGAGAAATAAGAGACAGTCTAACTAAAGAACAGTTTCGTTTTTATAAACAAAACGGATACATTCCAGCAGCAACGACTGATCTATCAACGCCAATTGATCCCGCCGCTGAAAAAATTACAGTGCTTTGTGTAAAGTTTGGTACAAAGTACGGTCCAAATTATGTAGAACGATTGCGTAATATGGTTGCTCGCCATATGACCGTACCTTATGAGTTTGCCTGTTTAACTGACGATCCTACACCAATTACTGGTGTTCGTACTATCTATCAACGAAGTGCAGGCTATCTTAAACCGTGGTGGCATAAGGTTCATATGTTTGATCCCACATTAGATATACAGGGAAGAATATTGTATCTTGATCTAGATGTGGTCATCTGCAACAACATAAACAAGTTGGTCGAAAATCTAGAATACGAATTTATGGGAATCCAAGATTTCAATAGAAAATTTCATCCAAATTGGAGAATGTTAAACAGTAGTGTGATGAGTTGGCGGCACGGAACACAGAACGACATCTGGCAAAAGTTTGTTACTAGTCCTGCCAATGCCCAAAGGATGCACGGTGATCAAGATTGGACATGGCATGTGGCAAAAGACCGTATTAAGTTTTGGCCCGTAGAATGGATACAGAGTTATAAATGGGAAATCCGCAATAGGGACGAATTAGTTGTTCGAACAGGGAAAAGTGGGTTTAAATTTATAGCACACGACCTAGTAGTTAATCCACAATGCTCAATTGCAGTATTTCACGGAGATCCTAACCCAGATGTTGTTCCGGATCCATTTGTAGTTGACAACTGGCAATAACTGTGTTATAATAGTAGCATGACTACTATTACTCGTGACCAATTATCCGCCCTACTACACACAGGAGAGTGTGTAGTAGAATTTACCAAAGTAGACGGAACAGTTCGTTCTATGCCGTGTACACTCAATGAAGCTCTGCTTCCTCCACCTCCAGTGCATGTTACTAATACAGACAATCCTGTAGACTTTCCTGCTCCCAAAAAAGAAAAGAAATCCAATCCAGATATCATGAGTGTTTGGTGTTTGGACAAAAAGGAATGGCGTTCCTTCCGTATCGCCAATGTAATTTCTGCAAAAGTTAAAGATGAAAATCAAGTTTGACAAAGATACCATGCCCGACGAATTGTACAATGCGCTGTTACAGCATTTTGTAAATGAAGCTGTTGGGTTAGGAGTAGAAGTAACTAAGTTTACTCAATTTAACGATTGGGTAGTTGAATGCACAGTTAATGAGAAAGCAGCGGTACATTAATGACTAAACGCATAGGCTTTGCCTGCAAATGGATCAATGATCCTGCAGAAGTTAACGGCATGAAAATTAATGCTCGTGATCGTGACTTAAATACTGGTGCTACCACAGTTAGGTGGTTGCGTGAACATCCTCAAGAAGCAGAACAGCGACTTTGGGATTTAATGGAAAAAAATATAGAAGCCTGCTACAAATTAGTCAGCAGGGTAGGAACACTAGATGAAGATCTTAGAATGGTACGACTCTCAAGTGATATACTTCCTGTATACACTGAGCCTAGTTGGAAGTGGTTTTGGCGG